CGCAATTCTAACGCTCTAGCAATGGCGTTCTGAAAAAAACCCATTAGTCACCTCAGATTTACCCTTGGGAGAACGACGTTATTCCCCACATCTCGACTGTTTCCCACAGGTTGAATCCGGCTACGTCCGTAACCAGGTCTTGGCCTTTTGTGCCCGTGAAAAACAGACTGCAGATATTACGGTACCCGGGAACATTATACCCATCAGACCCGGCGGATAGCTTTGATGCGATCCCTGCGGGTAGAACCTGGTACGACCCGCCAAATAATGGGAATATCAGTCCGGCAACCCCGCCCTCTTTTTTTGGGCCCCCAAATAGCTTTGGCATGTTTACCGCAAACAGGGTGCCCGCGTTAACGTAGATACCGAGATTGCCATTCGTTTCTGCCAATGCGCTGCCAGATATTCCGAGCTGCATGGACCCGTCGCGGGTTATATGCGTAGTGCGTAGGTCTGCGCCATTTGTCGCGGTAACCGCCCAGGTGCGCCCGAAGTCCTTCGACACACAGATGTACCCAGTTCCCGAGCTGCTAGCCAACAGCACCGAGCCGTCGGCCGAACAGGATAAGTTTGACAGCCCGTACCACCATCCCGGGGCGTTGCCCGCCACGGGCTCTGGCATAACCATGCCCACCGGCTGCTCGGACCCCTGAGCCGCCCATAGGACTAGCTCCCCGTGCTTGTCCAGAGGCCACCAGGATTTTCCCCAAGTGTCACCCCCGTCCGAGCTGAAGCCGACACCGCCCATGTTCGGCCACTCATTATACCATTCGGTGTACAGCGCATCCGGATTAACGCAGATGTCCATTCCGTCGTCGGACATGGCTACAGACTGCAAGCCCCACATCAGCCCCTTGGTGAACGGGTACCGTTCCGTGCCATCCTTATCAAAGAATACCGAATAGTCCCACTGGGTTATCCAGTCGACGTTGTGCCAAAGCTCTGACGCTATGGTGCCACCCAGGTAGAGCGGGTAAGACAGGTCTTGCCAGGTCTCGCCGCGGTCAGTTGACCTGAGGATTATCGGGGCCCCGTCCCACCAACCGATAGCGTTGTCACCCATGTTGATATACCCGACAAGCACTATGCGGTTTCCGTCCGCGGATATTGCGGAGCTGCGGATATTGATATTTAGCCTGTGGATCTCATGACCGATAACACTGTGCATCTGCGGAGTGTCGTATGGTGTTGGTTTGAACGCACTCCACGTCTCCCCCTGGTCAACAGACACCGCAATGCGCCCACCGTAGCCGGCGGCGACAGCTAGGCTCTTATCCGCGCTAATGCATACCGTCGAAATGTGCGGCACCTCAGGGATCCAGTAACCGTAGGACCCCAGGTGCTCGTCGACAAGGGCTTGCGGTTCTGCCGACTTGAATGGGTTTGTTACCGCCAGGCTCCACGAGTACCCGCCGTCGGCTGAGTACGCGATCTCGGCCCGCCCCTGGCCCGCATCGCCCCCGGCCCCAACGACGATGATGTTTTCCCCGTCCTGCGACACCACCCCGTCTAAAAGTACGCTCGAGGTACCGCCGGCTAAAGATATTGGGTTACCGATGTACTCCCATGAGGTGCCTTTGTTGTCCCGGGAGACCTGCAGGCCACCGTCGCCCTCGCTGACAAATGCAGCTGCTGCAATGCAAAGCGAGCCGTCCCGGTTCGAATTTACAAAGGTTGGTTCCACCTCAATGAACGTGTGGCCATTAGCCGGCGCCGGGTACGGTGATGCCATCGGGTATGGGCCTGCCCACAGGGATACTAATTTAAGCTTCTTCTCACCGACATAGATTGCCGGGATCCCGTCGGCTGGCCCGTGGCATACGCCAACATGATCGGATAAATAGAAATCCGTCACCTTCATTTTCGGCGTATCGCCGCCGCCTTTGCCCCCGCCGCCCATGGCTACCCACCCCGCTTAATCTGCAATAGCTTTACGACCAGCGGGTCGCTGGAAACCTGGTCGAAATCGCGTATATGCGTTCCTGACCGCACCAGCTCCCGAAAGTCCCACCCCATGGATTCATACCATCTTCTGACCCCGGACCGACAATACCCAGCTTTGGCCATGTCCCTAAGCGTCACGTACTCGGGGTCGTCTTGATTACGTCGCATCGATCTCGTACTCCACTGAATACTTGTCCCCGTACCACAGGAAATTAACGCCTTTCACCGTGACGGTGCCGAACACTACCGGGACGGGCCTCCCCGCGTCGGCGGTGGGGGCCTCCATGTCCTTAATCTGCGAGTCGATCGTCGGCGGTTTTGGCTTGGGGATGAAAATGTAGGATATGACCGAGGCGGCTACCGCCATAGCAAATGCCCATAACGCAGCTTCCAACATGATCGTACCTCCTTGGTCTGCGGTTAGTAGGGGTTATGGATGCCCAATGGGGTCTTGAGTGGTATCCAGGGCATCCCACCGTAATTCAATATGTTGGCGAACACATAGAAGCACACGTCCAGGGTGTGGGGGCAGCCGCGGACCAGCTGTACGACGTCGCCGACTTGTAGACCCGGCACAACGCCGCTACAAGTCACTAGCGCCAAGCTGTCGGACACCCTATCAAAGTCCTCTACGGTGCGTACCCACCTAAATCCATCCGGGGCCGTCCAGTCCACCTGGCCGGAGACAAAAGTTTTCAAGTCCCCCATGGCCGCAGCCGGCAGGCTTACCGCCACTTGGGTTGCTGCAAGGAACAGCGCCGTAATTAGCGCCCCGGAGAAGAACCCACCACCACGGAAAACCATATCCACTTCAGCAACGACCGTTTCAACGACCTCTTGGATCGCGGCGGCGGACTGCTCCGGAGGGGGTACCACCCCGAGTACGCGACCCGTGATGCTAACCACGGTGCATTCAAAGGTGTGTAGGGATTTAACCGCTCGGCACCGGTCACCGTACAGGGCGTGAGGGCAGGACTTTTGGTACATTCGCCTGAGGCCGATACGCCGCATTGATGCAGTCAAAGGCTCACAGGTCAGGACTGCAACTTTCGCGTCATCGCTCCACTCGCACGACAGGACGCGACCGTCCCAGATTTGCACAAACTCGGCGTCCGGGTCATCAAAGTGGCCGGAGCGGATCACCAGGTCTATGCCAAACGTCGGCGGGTTAACAGCAAACAATATGGCCACAGGATGATTACCCGCGACGGTAACATCGAGTTTCGATTTGTCCAGGTTCCCGGACGAGGATATCTCCCCTCGGTCGATGGGGCCGATTAGGTAGGTCCCCTCAGGACGGACTACCGGTATCTCGCTATCGGTGTAAAGCCATTCGTGGGCCCCGCCAGCGTTGCTGAAGCGGTACAGCTCCACCTCAAGCCCTTGGTCCGTGCTTTCTTCGTAGACTTGGAAGCTCATCCTTGGTCCCCAAATCGTGTAAGCTACCCAACCGGTAGCGTGCGGGTAATTAGGTCTAGGTACCCAACCTGGTCAGTCACCCAAGATACCGTGACCATGTCAGTCTCAAACCGGGATAGCGGCATCCAGCACACCATTTTAACCTCGGTTGCCTGGACCACGGCTGGCCACGGGTCCCTAACGGTAATTACTACATCATCCGCAACGGGGGCCATGGAGACGATCTGATTAGGCCAGACGGACCCGTCACGCATCCTGAGTGCTAGCGTCCCGAAAACCGGATTCCCCTCGGCGAGCGTGATGTTGTCGTTCGCAACCGTTAGCGTACTGCTGGTCATGCCCCGAAACAACAAGTCATTCGTCATGGACGGGCGGTAAAAGGCCCGCAACCGCCCCCGCGCCCGGCAGAAGAACTCAATGCACGAGAGGATATCCGGCTTACGCCCGAGGACCTTCCACGTGGTTACCTGCCGACTGAAATCCGCCAGGTATGCCCGGCTGACCGCGCCGCGGCCAAAGTCAACGACCCGGTCATCGTACTCGCTATTACGGGCTAACTGCTCGCCCCAGTTGTGCGTTGCTAGCCATATCTCGCGGCCATCGAACGTCTGGCCAGCGACCCCTAACGGCGGAAGGCGTGATTCCGGGAGCAGGTCAAGCCGTATCGTGGGCTCCTGCACAATATCGGTATGCACAACGTGCGCCGTAGACGCCCCCAGGTGACCGATAGACCCGCGGTACGCCCGGAACCCTGCGGCAACAGATACCCCTAGCGGCGACACTACTTGGACCGTATTCATGCCCGGGTCGAGGGCTAACACCTGGGCGGATACCAAACCCTGAGTGGTCCTGACCACTACATAGTCTCCGGGGGCCAGACCTCTTGGTAACTCATCAAGGGTTAGTACATCGTCCAACGGGCCTACGGGGGCGGTTAAATGCGTGGCATAAGGCCATTCGGGCACCACCCAGGGGAACGGGTGCCGGGATCCGTCTAGCGCGCTCCACTGGCGCATGGCGGACCCATGGCACAGGGCCAGATACTCAAACGTTCTCCGGGGTACCACGCGCACTCCGCGGCGTTGTTCCCGTCCGTCCGAAGTGGTGAAGACGTCCGTCCGGTACTCTAAAGTCTCGACTACGTATTTAGCCCAGTTCGGCGCGAGTGGTAATACGGTTGGGTCTTGTATGGACATGGCTATTTGCGCCCTAACATGCTGTTTATCGTCGACCGTCGGGACCGGAAAAAGTTCAGGAAGGCTTGCTCGCCGATCACCGTGCTAAGCCCTTGGCTGATAAACTCTCCGCTGTCGATGGTGTTGACAATCTTCAGGCTGACCTGCGGCGGCTGGGATTCGCCGCCTAGGCCTCCGTTTTGTCTATGCCTCGGGTCATCCTTGGTCAGTACTTCCTCCCCGCGTTGCAGCACCGCCGGGACCTCATTCGGCTTGAGTCCCACCACGCCGCCGGTGTGGTACCGGAGGGCGTTGGCGTATAGTGCCGAGGGCATGGCCCGCTTCGGGCCGCTCTCGACCATACCGCCGGAGTGTTTTACCGCCGCATTGAACAGGCCACCAAATGCGTTACTGGACTGTAGGGACTTGAGGACAATCGCCTGCAGGATCATCATGGCAATCTGACGGAGGAAATCCGCGGCGAACTGTGCGAACGCCTGCATGGCGCCTTTGAAACCCTCTGACAGGGACTTGGCCCCGACCAGCACCTGGCCGAGTTGGTCCGCCATATCCACTAAGGCGTTAGCCGCTCCGCTAGCAAACGCCTCTGCGGCTTCTGCCGCCATACGCATTGCCGGCGTGATCTCATGCAGGTTGGCCAACATCAGGTTATATTCGGCTACGGCCTCCTTGTTGCCCAGAGACTCGGCCAACGTGCGGGCGCTAATGATCGTGGGTTGTAGCTGATCGTCCAGCTCCTTGATCTGCTTCTTCAGGTTCTCGACGCCAACAAGGCCGGTAGCCCCGATAGCATCAGATGACTGTTCGTATTGCAGCTGCTGCTTCAGGTTATTCCGCAGCGACATCTGCCGATCGATATCCTTTCGGGCCGCTTCCAGCCGGGCTCTGTTCTCGGCGTTCGGGAGATCAGTTTGCGCAGCCCGCATATCATTAGCGAGCTTTAAATTTCCGGTCTTCTCGGCCAGCAGGATCGCCTGCTCGATGGCATACCTGAGCTGGTCATTCACTTCAGCCAAACGGTCCCGTAAGTCCGCAGCGTTAGCCTCGGCTTCAGGCCCTGTCTGTTTCTCCGCGATCAAGAGGGCGTCTATCAGGTCCTTTCGAGTCGCGAAAAGGTCGTTTACCGCTTTTTCGGCTTTTGCCGCGGCCTTAGCCTTCACTTCGGCTTTTGTGGCCGAAGTCTCAATCTTGATTAGCTCCTGGACCAAAGCCACGTCTGCAGTGCGCCCGGCCTTGGTCAAGTCGCGGATCAGCTTCTCATACTTCGCGGCAACCTGGCCCTCGACCGCGTCGAGCTGTGCGTCAACCGACTGAACAATGTCGGTGATGGCCTGGGCGTTCAGCTCATCTATCTTGGCCTTGACCTTAGACATCTCATCGTCGAGTCGAGCGGCTATGGCTGCGGCTCTATCCTTGCCGGAGGTACCCGTCATGGACCCATTCGCCGCCTCGAGCATGGCCTTCTCATACTCTTTGCGCAGCCGGTCCATCTCGATCTGCTCTGGGCTACGGTTATCCACCGTTCCACCCTGCTTACGCTGGTCTAGCAGCCGCTGCAGTGCCTCTATACGCTTTAGGGTGCGCTCAAGCCCGGCCCTCTCGGCTTCCGCGTCAATCAGCTGGTCGTTGATGGCGTCCTTATCGCCGTATTGTCCCTTAGCGGACACCTTTCGCACCCCGCCGGGGGCGCTGAAGTCTGGAACGTTAAACACCTGGTCTTCATTAACCAGGGCCTGCCGGCGTCGCAGCTCGCGGATCTCCTTGTCTTTGTCAGAGAGTTGTTTTTCGTAGTCAACCGTCGCTTTAGCGGAATCCCGGGAAGCCTTGGCAATTTCTGCGGCGCTGAGATCATTTATGCGTTCCGTCAGGTCGCTGATCTTGCCGGCGAACTCCGCCGCCTGGACCCCAGCGCTATTAAAGTAAGCCTTGATGCCGATCAACGCCGCCGTCAGCAGCGTTAGCCCGGTCAGCGTCAGGCCAATCGGGCCGCCGAGTAGCGCCATACCCCGGCCGAAGGCGCCAACGCCGGATATTGCGGCTTTCCAGGCGTCGCCGAACTGGCGAACCTTGGCTATCAGGGTAAACAAGTCCCTGACCAGGCCGATTACGTACCGCGAAAACCCGAACCAAAAAACGGTCTTAGCGACAGCGCCAACCAGTTGGATATGCCGCACGAGCCACATAGCCCCCTGGATCAGACTAGCGACCAGCTCGCTGAGGTGTCGCATACCGTTTTGGATTGCCGGGTCCTGCATGGCTTGTTCGAGGTCGCGAAAGGCTGATTTCAGGGCCTCGCTAGGCCCGCCCTCCATGAACTCCCTACGCATTTGATCAAGAACGTTTTTTGCGCGGCTAGCCCATGAGTCTAGGGCATCAGCAGACTTTATGGCCGCATCGTGCGTTTCATTGCCTAAGTCCATCAAAAACGGTATTAATGCTTTTGTGCTGATGCCAACGTTCTGCATGAAATCCGGCAGATCTTCTATGGCTTTTATCAGACCTTTATCTTTTAGCGCCTTCGCGAGACGTGCCGTAGCTGCAGGAAATCGTTCCGCTAGCTGTTCGCGAAAATCCTCGGCAGTTATCTTACCCTTTGAAATCATTTGGGAAATTGCTCTGAGCGACCCCTTGATCGACTCTGAGTCCAATTTCATCGCCTTCGCGCCAAGTGAGAAATTCAGGAACATCCCACGGGCTGGGTCACCTTCGAGAGCACTACCCTTGGCGTTACCCAAAAATGTTGCATATGAATCAGCTAAGTTCTCGAAATCAAAGCCTAAAGCCTTAGCGGTTACCCGCAAAAGCTCCATATCCCGTTTAGATTGAACCAAGTCCCCATTATTTACAAACTCTACCCGGTTCTGAACTGACTGGAGTTTTACCGTAGACGCATAGGCTTTTTTGAACTGCTCCACAGCGCCATACAGCCCGATATACGCGGCGCCGATAGATAGGATCTGGCCGCGTAAGCGCTGGAAGGTGGACATCGATTTGCGAGAGTTGTCCGCAACTAGGTTCAAGGCTTCGGCGAGTTTACGTGACCGTTCCGCCGCTTGGCCTGTTGGGGTATTCAGCTCGGCGGTTTTTCGCGCCAGGCGGTCTATGGCCGAAGCTTCGGCGCGATAGGTGGACGTTAGCTGTCGGCCCTGGCTATTCAGGAAGCTCGCCCGTAAGGACAGCAGGTTTTGCGCTGCCACCAGGTCCTTTGTGTCTACGCCGGCGGCATTGAGCGCGGCTTCCAACTGCTTGAGCGCAGTGCGCTCCTGCTCAAGGTTCCGGCGGGACAAAACCGCAGCGCCTACGAGTCGCTCGTGGTTCGCCACAGCCTCTGCGGCAGGGGCGTTTGTAGCCTTCAGCGCTTCGCTGGATTCCTTTAGCGCCGTTCGGTAGGCCGCCATTTCGGCGCGGGCTTTAGCCACGGATTCCTGCTGCTGCCGGAACGAATTGATCGCCGCGCTGGCCGACCGTATCCCGGAGAGCTCCGTCTTAACCGCCGCTATCGCGCCTGACAGCTGGCGCAAGTGCTGCTCGTTTACCTCTGCGCTTGCGCCCAAGGCGTTAAGGTCCTGAAGGGCCTTGTTGACGTTGGCCTCATCGACTACGGGGAGGGTGAACGCGGCGGTACTGCCGGTGTCCTTGGCCTTCGATAGCTGGTTTAGTACCTTCTGCCGGGCGGTAAGCTTGGCGATACTTGCGGCGGTCTGGTCCAACTCGGACTTCAGCTTGGCCTCGGCCACCGCCAGGTCCTGGGTGTCCACCCCGGCCTGCTTCAGCTCGGTGGCCATCGTGGCTAAGGCCTGGCGCTGGCGTTCCGCCGCAGCTATGGCTTTAGCCCCATCCTTCTCAGCCTGTACTTCGCTTTTCCGGGCCTCTTTCACCAGCTGTAGCTGAGCGGCTTGGGCGGCTTGCTGTTTTTTAAGCTCGGCGAGTTGCGCCGCTTGGACCTGCTTTAACGACTCCATCGTCGCTTGCGCGATCTTCGCTTCGTCACTGACTTTGGCAAGGGCACTGGCGTTCTGAGAAGCAGCCGCTGTTGCTTCCTTGTGCGCCTTTTGGGCCAGCTCCAGTTTTTGCGTTAGCTTGGCAACCTCGTTTTGTGCCTTGGTTACCTGCTGTGCCACTGCGGGGCTTGCCGCCGGGTTTGCCATGGCTACTTGAGCGTTTTGCAGCCGCTCCTGTGCGGTGGCCAGCTCCTTCTGTGTTTTAGCTACGGCAGTACCTGCCCGGTCCAATTCCTGAGCCATTGATGCTGTTGGCTTGGCTACGCCAGCCATAGCGGTCTTCGCCCGCTCAAGCCGGGTTTCGGACTCCGCCAGTTGCGTGGTTAGCTTGCTGACGGCACTCTCTGCCCAGCCGAGTTCCTGGGCCATCGCCTTAGTCGGCGCTGCGGTACCGCTAAGCCCGGACTTCACAGCTTCAAGGGTTTTCTGCGCCTCATCAAGCCGAGCAGACCATTTCTCGATCCGGGTCTGCGCAGACGCGATGGCCGTCTCGTGGGCCTGCCCATCCTGCTTGGTCTTATTCAAGGCGGTGTTCAGCCCAGAAACGACCTTGGCTTGTTCGTTAACTGCGGCATTCGAGGCGGCGGCTGACTCGGCGGCTCTTTTGGTGGCCTGGGCCAGCGCATCCTGCTGAGCAACCAGAGCGGCGGTCTTTGTTTGGTAATCCGCCAGGGAGGTGCCGGCTGCGGATACCTCAGCCTCTAGTCGGGAGAGCTCGTCCCGTGCCGCCTTGACGGTCGCGGCGGCCTTAGTGGTGCTGCCCAGGCCCTTCAATGCGTCCTTGAGATCGGACATCTGACGTCCGATCTGCGACATTGCCGACCCGGTTTGCTGCGACTTATCGATGACTTTACCCTGGGCATCAACAAAATACCCAAGGGCGTCGGATACCGCCTTTATGGAGCTGCTCGCCTTATCCTTGGCAGACAGCACCATTTCCACATTCGACTTAGCCACGGCTTCCCCCCAGTGACTCTACTAGCTCGGTAAACGCTTTAAACCCTTCCTTACTTATCAGGGATGATGCCGCGGCCTGGAATAGAATCGCCCCGGTAACCGCTTCCGCGTGCTTGCGGGCGACCACCAGGGCGGATTCCCTGTGTAGCATATTGAGCGGGTACCGTCTTGCGTCAGAATGCCCCTCGCTCAGCAGGAGACTAACGCTGGTCCGGATACCGTTCAGCCACGCGGCGAACGTCAGCCTTGCATCGACACCAGCCCGGTCGTTACCGCCCGGGTTATGTTTGGCATCATCCCTGCCAGTTTTCCCGCAGTTTCTAGGTCCTTAAAGGTCAGTTCCGCGATCGCTATCAGCGCTTCAGCCTGGGTGTGGATTGGCAGTCTCGCTACGGTTTGCCAAGCGTCCGGCTCGTCTGCGGCGAGGGCGATCGCTTTCACCGCAGCCAGAAACGCCTGTTTAAGCATGGCCGTAGCCACCTGTTCGTTGCCGACCATCAGGTCGGCGTGTTCCTCGTTGTCCACGGCTGCGCCGAAAGCGTCAAAGGCGGCTTCCAACTCTCCGAAGTGCTCTTGCACGAGTACGTCGATGTCCGCCAAGGACAAGCCCCGCACCTGAAACTCTCCGCCTTCGGTCTGGATACGCTTCGTCGGGATCACAATGTCTTTGAGTGCCATGTTATCTCCTATGGGGGCGCCATTAGACGCCCATCATAGTCTGGGTTAGGCCGGTCGGCCGTCGATGTACACCGCCTCGGTGGCATCGTTCAGTTTCAACACCTCGAGCTTGAAGCTGATCTTGGTCCAGTCGTCACCTTTGAGCGCATACTCGCCGTTCGGGGTCAGCAACACATACGGCAGGTAAAAATCCTGCTGCAGGCCTTTGGCGTTCTTGGAGACAAAACGCGCAGCACCGGCGATCTGGTTGTTGGACGAAATGACCCGGGTCCGCGAATTCGCTGCGGGGGTGTAATCGGCCAGCAGAACGGTATCGTCGGCGATACCACCACCTGGGACGATGTAGATGGTGCCCAGGGCGGCATCGAGGACGTAGTCAACGTCGACGGTGTACGTGGTCGGAACCGCATCTTTGATGGCGACGGCGGACACGCCACGGACCCCGGGCGGGTTCGCCGCAGTGGCGCCCAGCTGATAGTACAGGCCCTGCTTAACCCCGATACCGCCATTCAGAGACTCCCCGACAACAGGCGTCGCCGTCTGGGTCACCGTTGACGTCTCGCCCAGGAAAAACAGGGCCAGGTTTTCGAAATCGATGTTGTCCGAGGTGACCGTACCTGAGCGGTTTACCGCCAGTTGCACGGTATCGTCTTTCTGTTTCAGACCATTATCTGTATCATAATGGTCCAGCGTTTCTGACTCAGACCCGATATTTACTTCGATGGTGTTTCCCAGGTACCGTTCGCCGGTTTTGTTGGTCGTGCCGGTGACGAATTTGTCAAAGCGGAACTTTCCGCTACCCAATACGTAGTTTGCCATGTCAACATTCCTTGTCGAGTAGGTTTAATTCGCTCAAGCGGCGAATGGGTCACTCATATTTTCCACCAGTGTCAGGCGGATGTTAAGCCAAAAGTACGCAGAGCCTGAAATTTCATCAGCTGGGCGAACAACTCCCGGGCCAATAGATATACCGTTTATGTCATTTTTCAGCATGTACCATTGGTTATACTCGTCGTGCGCCTTTGCCAGGGCGCGCTTCACTTCGGCCATAAGCACATGCGCCGGGTCGGTAGGGTTATCCCGATCGTCACGCACGAACCCCTGTATAAACAAATCCCAAGGCCCAAGATAGTGGGCCGAATCTCCGGGGGGAGTAGCCCCTACGTCTTGCTTCGGAGCCTCAAGAATAGACACCATCGGGCATGGATCGTCGTCGACAAAGCGGTCGCGGCCGCGGAATACGGCATCCGTCAGGTCGTTGACGCAACCTTTTTGGGTCGATACCTCAGTGGCTATCAGCTCGCATAGCGTCTTCAGGATCCGTAACCTAATTGGGTCAGACATTCTTCAGCTCCACCAAACGGATAAACTCTCGCACCAGGAACTCAGATACCCTAGGGCGTATTTTTTCGGATACGTCAGTAAACACCTGGTCTACTGACGGGCCATACAAGAGGACAATATCCTTAAACTTCGAGTTTCTTTTAGACATTTGCACCTGCTTGTATTTGTTCTTAACGGTCTCACCCGGGCGTAGGCGCATCGCGAGACCAATGTTGAATCCGCCCTCTTGGTCCTCCCCACGGTTTAGCTTTATCAACCAGGAATGGGGAATGTTTGTTGTCCTTCCCGGCTTTACTCGTAGGACTACCCCGGCTTTGCTCCGTTTGGCTAGGCCTATTTCCCGGTCAGGGGAAAATCGGGCTAGCGATGTCGCCCGGGCTCTCCCGGTTACCGCAGACTCTAAACTATCCGCCGTGGCGAACTTCGACACATAAAGCCGGGATTCCTGGCCTTCAAGATACGCTTTGGGGAAAGCAACATCTTTTAGCATTTCCTCTTTAGCCCAGGCTCGGGCTTTTTTTGCCGCCGCATTCAGGGCCATCGCAGCTTTACGCTGGTGATCGACATTCGTCGGGTCAAATAACGCCAGCGACCCGAGGTCGTCAATATCAACGGTGAATGTGTCTAAAATACCCATTACAGCGGCACCGGTTCGGCCATGCCGCCGTACGCGATGTCCGGGTCTAACCCGTCCGCCAGCATGTCGGAGGCACTCATGCGAATTACCTCTGCGGGCTGGGTTTCGCTGTCGTACGGTAGGACGTTTTCTATCCGGTACGCAGCATCCGCCACGACCAATATGTCGTTTCGCTTGGGGACACAGCTCCCCCGCCAGAAAACGGCTTTAGGTGTTTGCTCGTACCTCTGGGCGTACCCAAGGTCGTCTGGGTCACCCGCAGTAACTATTTTGCGGTTATGCACACGTACCCAAACGGCAACCGCTTGGCCGTCCCTGTCGAGCAGCCAAGCCGGTACCCGGAACGTGGCGTGGACGACTGCCCGGGCCGCCGTACGAACGTCGCGCCAAAACATGACTTAGCCTTGGGCCGGGCTTTTGCGAGGCCGGCCAGCGCGCTTTTTAGCGGGCTCGGGCTCCGGCTCGGGCTCCGGCTCGGGCTCTGGCTCTGGCTCCGGCTCTGGCTCGGGCTCCGGCTCTGGCTCGGGCTCCGGCTCCAGCCCCAGCAAATCAAACATTCCGGGAGTTACCTCCACGGTTTCACTGAGCTTGGCGGCGCCAACTTTCAATAACCAATGGGCCTCGTCAAGGTCCTCGAGGTTGAATTCAGACCCGGAGGTGTGGGTCACTTTGCCGATTACGATGGTGTGAATAGCTACAAGGTTCATATGTCCTCCCGCAGGCGGAAAAGCGGCCCGAAGGCCGCTCCTTATTCACGGTCAGGCGATGACCGTAGCGTACAGGCTGGCATTTACCCGACCCGGGATCATCAGGGGGGCGCTCTGGTTCATGATGAACACGCCTGACGGGTCCTGTTCGCTCCACATTTTCGGGAAAATCGGGGTCGCCTGGTAGCTAGCTTCATGGTCCAGGATGGCCCCGAAAGCCCGAGTGCCCTCGTACCGGGAGCTGGTCAGCACCACCGCTTTGGGGTCCATGAACGGGGTCACGTTCCCAGCGGCATCGTGATAATAATCACTGTACACGTATACGGGCAGATTGGGTGCGACGTGGCCAACGAACTGAGATACCTCGCCGGTACGTGGGCCCAAGTCCAGGTTGGCCACCGTGCCGCGGGTTTGCATGTTCAGCAGGGCCAGTACCTCGGGGTCTTTTCGCATTACATCCCACGCGTCTACCCCGATCGTTATCCGGTTGCACGGACCGCCAAATGGCGCCCGCAGCATCAGAGTCTGCCATGCGGTAAGGTAATCGACGATCGAGATACCGGTATCGCCCCAACGGGCACCCACACCCAAGGTGATGGTGTGGCCGGCGGCACGACTGAAATCGACCGTAACCTCCGGATAATCGTCACCAGACACGACGACTTTACCGGTCATCGCCACCTGGGCCGCCATCCACTCCCAACGGCGCTCGATGGAGTCGCGGTGGGTTTGCATGGTGTCGGCGATGATGGCCTGGATCCGGGATTCCGGGCTGGCTGACCCTCCGTAGGCTTCCCCAGCGCGGCGCTTGAGCGCACGGGACGGGTTGACCGGGTCTTTCGGCTTTACGTACGCCGGCTTAAACCGGGTTACAGAAAAGCCGTCGGACATCACCGGTCGGCCTTTAACATTCGGGGCGACGAATGGAGCCAGCCGGCGCCCGGCGGCGTCGATCTTTTCGAAATCGATGTATTCGGTGTCGAACGTTTGGACATACGGAAACAGCAGGTCCAGCCAGTAGCTGGACGGGGATTCCAGTTCTCGCATCACCCCCATGAGGGTGTGGGTGTTGTAGATCTCGATGGCCATTTGGCGCTCTCCTTAGCTATATTGGCGGGCCGCCATTCCGTGGCGGCCACTGCCTAGACTTAGAACCCTACTGCTTTCAGGAACAGGGAAGGCGCGCCAGCGATCAGGGCCGCTTCCTTCTTCAAATCAGTGTCGAATGAAGCATCCCACACTACCATGGCCGGGTTGAATTGGCCGGTGCGGTACACGTTACAGGGCTTGTCCGCCAGGGAGGCGTTTACCGCGTAAACCGCAAAACCAAACACGTTTTGCGAACCGTCTACCGCGCTCTGTACACACGGGACCAGCTTGCCGGAGGCAGTTACCCGCCCCAGCGCCTGATATGCCACTACCGTTTCCCCAGACAGCAGCGTGCTCTGGATGGTGGTGACAGGAAAATCCCCGGTGCGCCAGTTTTGCACGGTGACGCTTTCGCCGGAGTTACTTGCGATATGCAAGCTGCTGTAATCAATTTCGGCCATTTTTTATCGCTCCTTGCTGGCTTTCGGCTTGGCGCCGGTTACTTGGCGGTAGGACGCCATGATTTGCTTAACCGGGTCCGCCGCAGCGTCCGTGTCGGTGGATTCGGATTGCAGATTCGGGTTACCGGTTTCGACCATCGCCTGGTCAAAGGACGTACCCGCGGGAGGCGTGGCGGCCGGGGCAGCCGGTTCAACCGGCGCTGCCGCGAGTATGCCGCGGGCCTGCTCAGCGGTCAGGTCGGTTTCCATAGCCAGGTGGTTGGCCAGTTTTCCTCGGCCATTAGCCTCTTGGCAGGACAGAATGGCCTGCAGACGCTGGCGTTCGGCTTTGGCGCCGGTGGCGCGCTCGGCGGCCGGATCGGCTACGGCCTGGGTGTTGTCAGTTTCCGTTGACATATACAATGCTCCTTTGACCACTCGGGCCTCAAAATCCTGCAGCGCCGCCGCTGCCGGTTGAACAACGTCCGCCAGACCGGCTTCCAATGCCGCTTCTGGCCCGTACACTCCAGCTTGCGTTTCTCGTACCACCGACTCATCAATGCCGCGATTTCTGGCGACGGTACCCACAAAGATATTGTACAGAGAATCGACTCTCGATTGAATCCGGGCTTTGGCCTCGTCGGTCAGATCATGGTACGGATTGCCGTCGACTTTATGGGCTCCCGCGTAGATCAAGGTCACCTTGACCCCGGCGTTGGCCAAGGCTGTTTCACGTGAAACATGCGTGGTGACGACACCGATCGACCCGACAAGGCCTGTGCGAGGCATACTGATCTTGCTGGCGGCAGAAGCCAGACTGTAACCGGCGCTCAAAGCGTGATCGTTGACAAACGCCTCAATGGTCTTTTTCTCTCTGGCGGCATAGAGGAAATCCGCAAGGTCAAAATTGCCGGAAGCGTCGCCCCCGGGGGTGTTGTACACCATAGCGATTCCGCGGACATTGGGGTCCGTAATTCCCCTGCCTACGGCTTCCTGGATGTACCGGTAACCCGTGAACCATCCGGACATAGTCCCGCTTATCCCATTCATCAAAATACCGCTAACCGGTACCTGGAGAACGCCATTCTGAACGTTATACGGTCGATACCAGGCGAAGTCCGGGTGCCAAAAATCCGCAGCAGCCATCTGCTCTGTCGGGATCTCGGTGTCCGTGGCTAGTAGCGCATTCAGCAACTGGACCTTATCCGCATTCAGCAGCAACTCGGCATCCGCCAGAGCAACGGCAAACATCTCACTGATTTTGGCCATCGGTGGCGTCTCCTTCATCCTCGTCGCGATCGGTTGGGCTCTGGCCATCTTGTTCCTGGTTTCCGGAAACCGTTACTTGCTCCGTAACTAGCCCTAGCTTCTCCATCATCACCCTCTCGCGCTTGCGCTGCCTAGCTACTTGGCGCCAGTCCTTACCCAGGCGCGCAAGCTCATCTTCGTATGTGGATAGCCCCTTTTCGATCCGCATAACTGCGGCCTGTGTTTCCTTCAATTCGTCAATCTGGCCGCGACTGGCGCCGACCCATTCGCACGCAGAATATGCTTCCGCGTTCAGCCCCTCGTACCAGCTCGGCGCATTTGGCGGCAGCTTGATCAGCCCCTTGTTTAGGGCTTCTTCCAGCCACAGGCGGTACACCTGGCTAGCGAAGGCATCTGCGACCATGTGCTTGCGTGACTGCATATACTTCCAGGTCTCGGCCATCGCGGCTCGAGCACTGGAGTAGTTTGTCTGGGTGTAGTCGCGGCTCAACTGCTCGTAGCTGACCCCCAAGGCCGCGGATATGTGCCGTAGCAATGACTGCTCAAAGCTGGTACCTACCCCACCGGGGGAATTTGCGTTTTGCAGATGGAGCTTAGTTCCGGGGTACAGGTGGGGCACCTTAACCCCATCTATGGCTATGTTGTTTGACCCGCCAACGTACTGAGCTATGGCCTCAAGGTAATCTGTAGCCCATGCGCTAGACCCGCCGGTACCGAGCTGGGCGTACGCAACTTCTGGGGGAAGCTCGGATTCGATTGTGGCGGCGTACGTTGCGTTCAGCACCGCATTCTGAAGCACAACATCCCGATACCGGGAGGTCATCTTCATCTCTTTCAATACCGATACCATCTCGGCCACGCCGCGGGTCTGGCCTGGGCGCATCTGGTCAGGAACGATGTGGATAATTTGCGGCCGGCCCCACGGCTTCGCTGCGGGTACCCGCGTCCATTTGAAGGCGCGCAGGTCGGTGGCATAGTCCCCGGGATGTGCGTTGCGAATGTAATAGGCTATGGGCGCTCCGTAAAAATCGAGCTCGATCCCCCGGCGCAAAAACCGGCTATCGTTGACTCCGTCTGGGTTGCTGAGCCGGTCGGGGTCTATCATCTGAATTGCGGTGGAAAAAGGGCGATCGCTGCGCCGGATCCATTCCACTGATGCCAGGGTTTCTCCAGACAGTACTGATATCCCGACAGCCAGTCGAACTAGCGCCGTGAAGGTATTGCTGCGACTCGCATCCACGTGCTTGCGCGGAGACTCGGCCCACAAAGTGAATAGCCCTTCGACCTGCTCTTGGAACTGCTCAGCCCATTCCTCGGTAAGTCCCAGCAGTTGCCAATTTGGCTTCGCGCTTAAACAGAATTGCGCCCCAACGATGTTGTCTCGATGGATGGCGACGCCGCCGCGGATATAACCGTCGTTACGCGCCATGTCCCGAACTCGAGCGTCGAGAGTCTGCTTCTCCGGGAGCATTTCCCGGTCCGCAGACTGGACAGGCGGTGACCACAAAGCCAGCTCGCGAGACAGCCGACTAGAGCCCTCGTAGGCCCCTCCGATGAGCTTGACCCCTGGCGGGTCCTCCTGCAAAAACTCGTCGATGGCAGACATCAGAAATACACCTTGGCCGGACCGGATACCTGGCTAGAACTTCCGGTAATCTGGATCTGCAGGTCAGCAATATACTGGGCAAGGCGAGAGGCATTAGCAGGCGTGAACTCAACACGTTCACCATTTTGGTCGACTACGACGCGGGGAGACGTCCCCGTCATCAGGCTATGATAGGCCATTATCGCGGCATCCAGCCGCTCCTGCAGGGTCATATCCGTGACTCCAGCTAGACTATTCTGGGCATTATATCAGGGTGAGCTCGAAAAACGCGCAAAAAATTGGCCCGTATTCAGGCCAGAGACTATATCGATGATGCCAGATACACCAGTCGGCTACGAGGTCGTTTCACGTGAAACATCAGGGGGGCCTAGCCGCTCCGAGCTAAATTAAGCGAGTCCGTTCGCGCCACCCTTCGCCCGCATACCACATCCGTGTGGCCTGTTGGGTTCCGTCCCGATGCCAGACGAGACCAGATTACTCCTGGCGCAAATTTGCATCAAGCGAGTTGTGACGCGATTTTCGCCAAACGTGACGAGTTCCGATTTTCCACCCGTGGTTTGCCCACTTGCCGCACCATGGAATTGTCGTCCCACTCGGCGGCCCAGGAGGGCGGGGCGTCCCAGTCGATGTGCTCGAGGGCTATCCATCGGGTTAAGCACAATGCGGCGTCATAAACCAGGTGATCCCACGCTTCGTTGCGCTGCCGGCGTGTGTTTTCCCATTTCCCTTTCGCATTCTTGGTCTCCACGGTTAACTCACTGTATACCGAATCCGGGAGCCACATGGGGAAGTGGATCATCCCCCCGCCCGGGGTCACCCGGTCTAATTGTTTATCAATCCCATCCTTGACTAAATCGGTGTTGATCCGCAAAACAGGGACATCCCCACGGGCGCCGGCGTGCCTGTCTTTGCGTTCCGAGTCCGGGTAGGTTAGCTGGATACGCGGCGACGCGGCGGTACCATCGCCCTTTACTAGCAAAAATCTACTCTGCAGCTGGCCGTCCACCCCCCGGAGTTTTCGCCAGAAATCGTAGGCCTTTGCGGTTACCCCTTCGCGGCCGCCAGAATCACAGGCCGTCATTTTTATGGCCATGGTTCGACCAGAGCCGTCACTCAACGGGTACTCCTTGCGGATCACCTGGTCTATCAGTAGGTCCCAGTCCTCTAGGTACGCCCCAGGGCTAATCCACTCGCGATCGCCGTCGGCATCCGTGCGGTTGGACTTGCGGATCTCGAAACTGTCGATTATCCACTTATCCCCGGCCACGCCAGTCCCCTGTACTTGAACCCGGAAGCTGTGCTTTTGCACGTCAACGCACGCTGTCAAAAACCGCGTTTCACGTGGAACAACGCGCTCCCCCAGGTCCTCGGCGCGGGCCTTTAGGTTCTCGGGAAGCCTCTGAACGGCCAACTGTTTAGGCACATACGGCAGGCCCTGATCGGTATTGACTGTAGTCTTGAGCGCAATTTCAGACCCGGTGCTCTCGTACTCAGCCACGGCCTGCAGGTACTTTAACATCAGGTCTGACCAGCTGGCGAAAGCCGCGCACACCCCTTTCAGCCAAAAACTGGCGATATTGCTGTATGCTGGTGTCCCGCCCCGGTTACCATCCTTGTCGATAGTCTCGCCATCGCGTAGCCAGACCCCACCGAGATTTAGCTCTCGTTTGTCCGCGTGGGTGTGTACCCCGCCGCAAAACGGGCAGACCATGACCGTGCTTTTTGCGGCTTCGCTGGGATCCGGGTCGGTTCCCGGTACCAGCAAATGGAAATCCGGCTCAAACCATTCCTGGCAATGCTGGCACTGCCAATAGTACCGGCGCCGGTCACCGCGGTTGTACAGCGCTAGGATCCCCTGCACGGGTGGGGCCTCGTGACGGGACCGCGGCATCCAGTCGCGTTGCTCGATATTGTACCCGGGGCTGGACTCAGCTACCGTCATCGCGTAGCGCCGGAATGTCGTGGTGCGCTTTCTGGCTAGGTCGAATACTGCGCCCTCGCCGTCAACGTCTAGCGGCATTCGGTCGATGTCCGTGATCCAGACGTAGCGAAAGGCCCGGCTCGATAGCTGGTTAACAGTTGGCCAAGCCATGCTCAAATACATTCCGGACCGATACAACTTGGTGTATATGCTGTCTGCTTCTTTACGAGGCACCAATTTGGCCCCAACGGCTCGAGTCCATCGGTGAAAACGGTTGATGCGGATCTTGGAAAACTCTCGGGCGTTCTTTTCGTCCATGTGGACTATGAGCATGTCTGACGGGTCGGTATCGACGGTGTGCCCTATCCAGTTGAAGACGCAGTCTGTCTTCGCTGACTGCGCCGGGCCGACAAATATCGCGGCCTGAAACTTGATCGATGTCAATGTTTGCATGAACTCGACCATGTATGGGACCACGTCATTGTCCCAAGGGCCGACAAACGCCCCGGGTGTATTCAGATACCGGTTTTTTTCGGCCCACTCGTCGACGGTAAAGTCCTCCGGGGGACGCAGACCCTCGGCGCAATCCGCGACGATCTCCCCGAGGAAGCCGTACCTAGTCGGTTGAGCCCTCTTGTTCGCCATCCGTGGCCACCATGTCGTCTAGGGTCACATCCAGACCCAATTCCCGAATCTCGCTCAGGGTATTCTCCCCGTCCTTAGTGTCTCGCTGCTCTACCATCCGCATATGCAGCTCATCCAGCAGGGACCGCACCGCCCGGTCGAGGTATATCCGCTGGTCATCGTCCAGGGGCGACACCCGATCTACGTCTTCTACCCAAAGCCGAGTGACGTTTTTTATCAGTTTGAAACACTCGCCGAATTTAACCGCCACGTCCTCGGCACGGAATAGAAACCCTGCGGTTTCCTCCCATTTCTGGCGTTTCAGCATAGCGTCCCAGTAGTCCTTTTGAATGGCTACCGGGAGGTCCTTAGGCTTGATGCTTTGCAGGTATTCGTCCATGTCGACAACCGGATTGCACAAGTACGGCGCAGCATCGGCGATAGCCCATACCGGGCTACCGTTGACCAACGCGACGGGCTTCAACACTCCGATCTTTCTGGAAACCGTCTTTTTGTCTAAATGGAATATGCTGGCCAGGGCCGTAAGGCTAACCCCCCCGATCAAATCGCTTATGCCTAGCTGCGACGGCTTGGCCGTGACCTGCGGCGTGCCCGCGTACAGCTCCTGCATCTGCTCACGATTTTCAGCTCGGGTGACCGCGGCCTTTTGCCCAGCCTCGCTCGCGCCTACCGTTGACCTAGGTTTCCTTGCCATCCTTGGCTACTCAGCTAGTCCTCGTACCCAATAGACTAACACGAATTCCACGGGGCATGGAATCAGGCGGGGCGTTCCGCCACCACCTTAACCTCAATGGTCCGCACTGCGGTGCGGCCTGCCGCCGTGCTGATCGTGTTCGTGACTGTGTAGCTAACCCCCTCGGTACCGCCGGACAGCCAAACCTTGGCATCCGTGCTGGTGTGCTCGGACCCGGCGATAGTGATCCCATCATCCGCTCGCCAGGTTGATGTGTTGATCGTGTCGGTACCGAGCCATCTGGCCCAGCGGATATCGTAGTCTAGCAGTTCCTCGGAATCCTTTATGAACAGCATAGTCACCCTCCTGGGATCGTATCGTTGGTCCGGGTCTCGTGAGCAACCAAGGCCCGTACCTCGGGCTGCACCTCGGCGCCCCTTGTCTCACGACAAATCGAGGCCTCCCGGGTACCCGGTGTCGGGTCAACCCGCCTGGCGTCCGGTTCGACCAGTCGAGTGCGCAGCTTCGGCGCGTCCAGGAACGTCACCTGCACATACGCCATAATCGCTCTAGTGCTCTGCCCGATTACTGCAACACCCTCTAGCGGACGAAATGACTGCAGCTTGGCGGACACGATAGCGGGGCAGGCCGCAGCGTTTGCCTCCATGGCGACCGTTGCCACCAAGTCGGCATAGGCCATCACTACCGAGGCCGCAGTACCTTCCAGGGGTTTTTGAACCTCAAGGGATCCAATAGCCCCTGGAGCCGCCAAGGTGTCGGCGGCTAGGATTACTGTGGTTTCAAGACTCGCGGACCCTAGGGCGACAACGGCAGCTTCCCCGGAAATGGCTACGTAGACCTCGAGGTTACCGAGGGCAACCGCCTCGGCCGAAACCTCCGCGGCTAGCCGGGTCTCGGTGGTAAGTTCCGCCGCAGCTTCTGCCGACAGCGCGCAAGACCCAGACAGTAGCACTTGGGTTATTACGCTAGCCGACGTACCAACTGACGAACTCACCTCGGCCGATAGCGATACTTGCGTTTCGAGGGACGCATTGACCGCGGGCGACGATACGGCCGTGCCGGCAAGATTGTGCGCAGTTCCCCCGGCGAACGTTGCCTCCGCCGACGACACCACCGCCGCCGACCCCGATATGGGGTTTACGTTCTCAACCAGCCACTCCACGGCTATTTGAGTGACCCGGGCGTGTACCTGTGGGTCACTCACCAACAGCTCCACGGCTATTTGAGTGACCCTAGCGTCTACTGCATCAACCGAAACGAGCCATTCTTCCGCGATCTGCGTTATACGGGCATCGGTCATGTCACAATCTCAACCCCGATGTTAGCCGAGTTCGCTCCGGCGGCAGTCCAGGCCACGCCGGTGTTGGGGTCGGTTTGGAAATGGTCTATCTGCTGGCTATACGCGTCCGTGGACGGTGACCACGATAGGCCGTTTCCCGTAACCGCGCCGGATTTCACAATGGCCCGAATCGTCCGGCTGCCAGCATCGGTTTTTTTGCCTCGGTGCTTAACCGCCATGTTGTATATCGTCGGGCTACCTGAGAGCGCCGGGAATGTGAACGTTGACTTGTGTCCTGCTGTATTTCCGTACAGGTACCCAGCGTCACCGTCACCGCCCCCCGTATCATTGACCAGAGTGTTGCCGACAGACCCTGAGGATTTCAGCAAATCTGCTTGTGCCGTGTCCCCGTTAGGCAGGTTCGTGATAAAGCGCTTATCGCTGATCGGGACCGTGAACGCGCTGGCGTCTTGCACGATGTACCAATCATCAACGTATTTTGCTGGGGTGCCCGAGGCTGCCGTCCCCTGGCCGGATAAACACATGTATATAACATTATTGACGGTTTTCAGGTCACTGGCGGACACGCTAACCGCCGGGTCCGGGTTACCGTTTAAGTGGATCGCCAGAGTGCCCGCGGTGCCGTGCCAGTACAGCCGAACTTCAACGAATTTCCACAGGCCCGGGGGGACGACATTGTCCGCCGACGAACCTAACACTGTCAGGGCGTCACCGTAAACGGTGAGTCCGTTGTTGGCGTTGACGTACACCCCCGCATGTGTGGTCGGGCCATTTTGGTATGTCTTGGAGTCAGAAAACTGCAACAGACATGAGTTCTGCGCCCCGTTATCAAACTTGTGCGCAAAGCCGGCCTGCACGTACGGCAGGGCGGGGTCTAACAGCCGGGATAGGTTATTAAGCGTGTACTGGTACTGGAGACACCCGCCACCGAAACGCCCCCCGGATGGGAGGAATGTGGTGTTGGACTCGGTTGCGGAATAGTTGTTTGCTGGCTCTGTGGTGTCGCCGTATAGGTCGAAGCCATCCTGCCACGTTAAAGTCGTCATGATGGCTCCCCTTTGTGTCGTCAGGACGGGCGGCTGAAAGCCGCCTCGAATTAGTTATCGAACTGCACTGACAGGTTCGCCGCCTGGAATACCGGTGCCGAGTCACCATTGTTGATGGTTTTTGGCACCGTCAGGGCCCCGTAGATGAGCTCGTTACCGCCACTGGAGGCGTCCATTATGGCAAAGTGGGTGACCAGGCCCCAGTCGGCGGTCGGGGCCGGAAACGTAATGGGGTTGTTGTTCGATGTGGTGCCGCTGGTACCGGTCGACGCTGTGGTGGACCCTGCCGCCTGGGTACCTGCCCAGTTTGCCAGGGAGCAGGTAATCGCAACTCGGGCGTAGGACCCACCGGAAACCTCAGTACCACCGCCCGCGTCGGCCGGCGCCGAGGTAAACAGGGCGACATACACGGTAGCCGGCGGAGTAAACGCCTGGCCACGGAGCATCCAGTCGATCAGTTTGTTTTCTACGTAGTCTGAAAAAGCGGACATGTTGTGTTCCCTCACGTTTCAGGCCCATCCTGGGCCATTAGGTGCCATTTTACGCCAGCATACCGGCGTTGGCTATTTCAGCAACAATCTCCGGGCTTGAACCAGAGCGTGCTGTAGTGTGCTCCGTCCGGCCAATACTTCGAGAACCCGGTAGTCCAGAGTCCCTTTAGCCAGCAGGTGATGGATGAAGCTGGGGCGGGTTTGCCCCGGGCGATGAAGCCGTTTGTTGAGCTGCTGGTATTGCTCTAGCGACCAGGTCAACCCGAACCACACGATGATCGACCCGCCAAATTGCAAGTTCAGGCCATGGCCTCCGCTCTGAGGGTGGACCAGCAAAATGTCGATCTTTCCGGCGTTCCAGTCGCGGACTGCGTTATCCTCCTGGTTTAGAACTACGGCCTGGGGGTACCGCTGCTTGATGCGTTGCATGTCCGTTTTGTAGCTGTATGCGACTAATACCGGATGCCCCGCAGCGGATTCGATCAGGTCATCTAGCGCCTCCAATTTGGCTGAGTGTACCTCGTGCGGCTGCCGCTCACCATCGTACACGCACCCGTTCGCAAATTGGAGCAGCTTGTTAGTTAGGATCGCCGCCGTCTTAGCCTCGATCAGGCTCTCATCCTCGGGGAGATCCAGCAGGTACTCCTTCGCAAAGTCACGGTACTGACGGGCTACGGTATCTGGAAGGCTAACGGGAATGTTGTTGTAGGTTACCGGCGGCAACTTGGGGTAATACTCCGCCGGCAGGCTATAGCATAACCCATCTAGTGCCGTCTCGATCTCCTGGGCGGCTCCCTTTCGGAGGGTGTACGTCCATCCGGTATAATCCTCGTCAAACCACCGGCGCCTAAAACTGGTAACCGTTCGGCCAAGGGCCACGCCGGCGTCTAGCAAGAACACCTGAGCCCACAGGTCAATATACCCCTTTGGCGCCGGCGTGCCGGTTAGCTCCACAAAGCGGTCCATGTGCTTACGGACAGAACAGACGGCCCCAAACCGGCTGAGCCGGCCAGTACCGGTTCTGCGCTTGTGGTTTTTAAGCCCTGAGCTCTCGTCCCATATGACCATGTCGTACGGCCACTTTCGCCCATGTAGCTGTACCAGCCAGGGAATGTTCTCCCGGTTGATTATGTGGACCGGGGCCGGGTCAAACGCGGCTTTTTCCCGCTTAGCCACTGGTCCTACCAGTACGGAATAGGGCATCCACTTGGTGTGCTGCCAGCTGCCAATCTCATCGGGCCAAACGTCAGTGGCCACGCGTTTAGGCGCCACAACCAGGACCTTCCCGACCTCAAAGCTCATCAGCAGGTCTGCCACCGCGGTCAGCGTGATCACGGTCTTCCCGGCGCCCATGTCCAACCAAAGCGCAATAACCGCCTGCTGTACCACCAGGTTCGAGAAATACGGCTGGTAGGGCCTAAGCTGAGATCGCGTCAACAAGGCGAAATCCCTTCGCTAGGTCATCAATAACGTACACCTCAAACCCTCGGTCCCGCAGCTCCTTATGCCGCAATAGCTGCTGTGAGGTCGGGTCTTCTCCCGGGGCTTTAAACTCTATGAACACGGCCTTACCGCGGCGCATTAACATCCGGTCAGGTCGGCCCCGCGGGACACCCCCTGACAACTTGTACACAAGCCAGCCAAAGCCGGCCGCATAGTCACACACTGACCTCTCTATGTGCGATTCCCGATACGTCTCGCCCATCCTGAGCCTCCTAGTCCTTGCGATAGCACCAACTGACGTAACCTGCAGCTTTCAACGGTAGCCCCGGCGCCCAGCTTGGTACCTGCTCCATGCACTCTATAAGCTCGTGCAGCCCTTGGTCGGGGGCGCTGCCGTCTGTGACCGATACGATCTCATCATGTACGTGCAACACAACCTCAATTCCTCGCCGGTCGGCTTGTACCAGCCCGTGGGCCAAAATATCCCGGGACACCGCCTGGTCGATATTCTCCGCCAGCTTGCCTGGGTGTGTGTTGAGCCGCACCCACTGTTTGCGCTCGTTTAGTCCCTCGTAGGTAATGCCGAGATGGTAGTCACCCCAAGGCATCCGGCACATTTCCAGAGCCGGCCTGCAGTAGTGCAGGCGGCGACCTGACGGCAGCAGGATCCGCATAAACGGCCCATCGATATCGAATATCACCCGTCTAGCCCCCTCGCCAACTGCCTGTGGCTCGTGACTGGCAATGCAAAGTCTAGCCGCCTTGTCCAGGGCCCACCACCAATCGACGACCTTCGTATACGTGGCCCGGAAAACCTTAACCGATAGCTCCGCTTGTTCCGGTGTGAGGCGTACCCCCATATCCCAGGCGTACCCAAGCAGCCCCGTTGCCGAGACCTCGCCAGTCTTTGGGTCCTCGATAACCTGCCCCTTGCTGAGCATGTACCCGCAGCCGAGAACCCCGGGCTTGGCCACCGTGCGCTTAGTCTTATCCCCAGCTTTGTACTCCGCTTCGAGCACGGAATACGGCTTGTCGTAGATGTAGGTGGCAAAGTCTAGGTACGGACACCGGCCGGCTGCGAATACCTGAAGAATCTTTGGCTCGTCGGCCAGCCAGCCAAGTACCCGGTTTTCTATGGCGTTAAGGTCCGCTACCGCCAGGGCCTGCCCCTCGGGTGCCTGGATAGACCCGCGTACGCAAGATGACAACGTATCCATGACCGGTGCCGGGGATACCACCGATAATACCGCTGCAGATAGGTCCCCAACATCGCGCACTGCTTGCGAGTACTCTGGGTCCTTCTCAAGGGCTTTAACCGGTCGCGCCAGATTCTGCCCCTGTAGGATCCGGCCGGCAAACCTTCCAGTACGGAGAGCCCCTAAAAACTGAATCGTATTGCGTAGCCTACCGTCGGCGTCCACCGCCCGTTGAATGGCGTGGTATTTTTTCACGCTCGTCTTGGCAGACTGTTTACGGAGCTCAAGTACCCTCCGCAGCTGACCGGACAAGGCCTCATCTTCGAGGGCCTTGCGGATGTGCCCCTTTTGCAAATCGTTGAATGGGTACCCGCGGGACTGCGCCCAGGGGAGCAGCTGAGTGGCCGAATTGGAGTTAGCTAGCCTAGTTATCCGGTTTTGTTCTCCCAGCAGGTGCTGCAGCTCATCGCGGATTACTGTGCAGGCGTTGTCGACCATGCGGAGGTTGATGGGTAGCCCGGCTTCGTTGATCCTGCGGTCAAGTCGCCACAGTTCAATCTCGCTATCCAAGGGCGGCCAGCGGCGAATGCGTCGGAATATGGCGCGCTCCGCGGCCACGTCGCGCCGGTTATAAAGCTTGAACGTCTCCCAAGCCTCCGGGTCTGTTGTCCGGTCCCGAAATCCGCCAGCAAAGGTTTTGGTTTTCGCATTGGGCGTACAAAAGCGCCGTATCAACGCCCTACCCTCCGCCATCTTCAGGTATTCTTCCGGCAATTTGATAACCTGGCCTGCCTTTTCCAGCTTGCCCGGTATCCCGAGGGACATGGCCCAGGCCATGGTGCAAAACCACTGGTGCAGGTCCATCGGGATCTGCAGGACGTGCTCGAAAATGGTGAGCTCAAACGCCGCATTCCAAGCCTGCTTGCGTACCGATGGATCGCGAAGGAGACCTAGTAAGTCTTTGCCCAGGGTCTGTCCCTCGGCAAACACCACCTGCTCAATTGGGTCATCATTGACTGCCCACGACAGCATCAACGCCTCGGTGGAACGGTCCCGGGCATAACGGCTGACTCCGTCTTCTATGTTCCGCTTAGACCGGGTTTCGAAGTCCAAAAACAAGTAATCCATGGTGTTCCTCACGACGTTTCACGTGGAACAAAGCCCCGCCTAGGCGGGGCCTGCGAGTCACTCCCACTGGTCGGGTGCGCCCTCGCCATCGTCCTCGTCCTCGTCGAAATCCTCGAAGTCCTTGGCGGTGGCCGAAGCGGCGCCGATCTTCTCCCCATGAGCGGCAAACTTGATGCCTTCCAGGGAACAGTTCACCTGCCGGCCTGCGGCGGCTTCCATGGCGTAGAATCGGATCATGGCGTGAACGTAACACCCGCCATAAATTGTGCCGTCGTCCGTCAGCAATTGCTGCTGGCCGCGGAATACCGGAACCGGGCCCTGGGATTCGGCGCGGTTGGCCGACAGGTAAAAATGCCCTTTATACAGGTCCCCGGTGCGCCCGCAATTGTCTGAGTCACCGTCCCGAAGGGCGCAGTTGTCAAACTTGAGCTTGACCGCTTCCCCAGGCCATTTTGCCTCGAATGCCGCCTTAATCGCCTTTTTGATCTGGGCTATGGCCTCTTTGTCGGCTTCTTTGTCAAAGTAGAACTCCGCGCCATAGCGGGGCTTGCCGTCACCACCGTCATTTTTCACGGTTTCGGCTTTGTAGCATTTCGGATACAGCATCCGCACCCGGCGCAGTTTCACCTCGGTATTCGGTTTCTCAGCCATGACGTTTCCCTTTTGTGTGTCGTGGGCTAATCCTCGCCCAGGTCTGCCAATGCCGCGCCCGGATCGGTTACCGGGGGGCGTCTATCACTCGCGGGTGCCAGCACTACCTCGCCTTGCGCTCGCGATACTAACGACGAGACCTGCGTGCGTAGCGCCTTGGGTAACCGCTTCTCTATAGCGGAAGGGCTCAGCATTTTAGTCTCGTAAATTTGATCTGGGTCAATTAACCATTGCAGAATGAAAGCCGCGGCCTGGTCATCGCGCCACTGCCGCTTGGTTCTGGACGCCACAAGTTTGAAGCCCGGGAAAGCTTCACCGGCCTTCATCCGGGCGGTTGCGTGCGCCTCAAGGTTGTTGAGCCAATGTCGGACGGAATCCGCAGCCTCAAGCAACTCGACGACCTGGTCCGTGCCCAAGTGGTCGACTGGCCGAAGCGTCGTATCCGTCCCGACGAGACCGGTCATGTGCTGCGCCAACTGGGGGCAGCGGGGCGCGAACCGGCAGTACCTGCACTGGACCTCACCGGGTACCCGCGGGGCATCCGGCTGGAGCGCCAAAGTGGCCACTTTCTTCACACGCTTCCCAAACTGCAATACCTCGGCTGTGGGAAGCTCCCACTCGACCAGCTTGTCGCCGTAAAAAATCCTGGGCTGATATATCCGAAACCGGAAACGCTTTATGCGCTCGGGTAGTCCGAAGGCGTTGAAGACCCCAAGGCCGTAGATCTGCAGCTGTTCTCGGGCATGGGCTACGCCTAGACCCCACTTCAGGTCCTCAACAAAGATGGTGTCATCCTTCGACCCGCCTATGTCCAGGGTTCCAAATCCGTTGGGTATCCATCTGGAAAGGTCTACCCGCCACTCGGAGCAAATGTCGTCGTGTTCGTCACGGATCGAGTTCACGACCCAATCCAGATGATCGATCACCTCGTCGTCCACCAGGAAATCACACGGAGCTGAGTCGTCACGACGGATCTTGATGACGTCCCCGAGGTAATCCGATGGCTGGGTACCGTTTTTCAGACAGCGCTCTAGCAGCATATGTGCTGCGGTACCCTCGGACGCTTCAACCCCGGATATATGGGGCCCGTATAGGGCTGCCATGTGCTGCTCTGCCTTGATGGCCCCCGGGCAGCGCATCCACTTTGGGGCCGCAGAGGGCCCCAGCAGGTGATGTGCCGACATAATCAGGCCTTGATAGCGTCGAGGTCTTTGATCAGCGGTGCGTAGTCCGATTCCTTCAGCTCGGGTATCCGGCAGGCATTGCGGGCCTGGAACAGCTTATAAACAGCATCGCGAATATCTTTTTCGCCCCAACCGGCCTTGACCAGACGGGCGTTAGTACGTCCAAGGGCGGCGCGAACATCGTCGACTGTAGCCACAGCTTCCTCCGGCTCCGGCTCCGGCTCGAAATCAAACATGGCGTCGGTATCGAAATCCGGGTCATCTTCGGGCTCATCCACCGTGGGCTGGGCGCACGTGGGGGATGACAACTCTGCCTCTACCTCGGAAACCAGCGCTTTGTCGACGTTCTTTCGGGCGCGCCACGTGCCGTCAGCGTTCTTGGCCTTGGTGCTGGCGTGGATACGCTCATCCCAGGGGAACCCGCGTTTATCCAGCTCGATGTCCGGAGAGCAGTCCGGTTCATCCAGTTCGACGGGCGAATCGGCAATGTCGGGGGTGGGGTCTTCATGGATGGGATCTTCCTGGATGGGATCTTCCTGGATGGGGTCATTCGCGGCGGGGGTGTTGGGTACTTCGTGCAGCTGGAAGGCCAAGTTTTGAATGGCCAGGTCCAGGGTGCGTACGGTTTCATTGAGCGTGACGACGGACTGCGTCAGCTCCGCAATTTTTGCTTCCAGCATGTCGGTGCCTCCATGGCGTTTGCGCGGGCATTGCGTTTGCGTTTGGCGCTTAGTGATTACACCACTAGCACATAAAACCGTCAACTGGGTGGAACGGAAATTATACGGTATGTGTAATCTGCTCGTTATGGTGCTTGATGTGGCATTACCCATACAGCATAATCGGCATTATATGTTCGTGTATTGGATCCGGGGATCATGGCCAGAGGTAGAACCATAAAAACAAAGGAGCTGGGAGATCTGCAGGATCTTTTTCTGAAGCACTGCCCGCCCAACGAATATGGCGAGCGGTCAATCCCGCTTTTCGCCGCGTTCATCGGCGCGTCCGTTAGCGTGGTGTACAAGTGGATAGCGAAAAAGTCGGTTAGCCCGGCGTGGGCTAAAACCATCGAGAAAAAAACCAACGGTAAAATCAAGCGATCCCAGCTGAATGACCTGTTTAAGTAGTATGTATGCAGTGCTTCTTGCGCTTTTGTAGTAACCGTCGTAGTATTATTACTATGATCGCCCATAGCGAAACCGAAAAATGACTATCGAACGCGACACTAGAACCACAACTTTGGAAGTGCGAACGTTCCTGAAATCGTTCGCCAAAGGGCGTGCCTTACTGGATGAAGAAGGCTCGCTAGACCCGGTAACCCGGCGGGAAAATTTCATCGCCCTATGTACTCGTTGGGGTCTGAATGGCAGCTTCCTGGCGTGCGCGCTGAACCGTAACCTATCCACGATCCGGGACTATCGGAGCGGGTGGAAAGAGATCCCGCCGGAGATTTCCGCCGTGTTGAGGTATAAAATGGATGCCCTCACCGAAGATGGCTTGTCACGGCCGAATCGGCACAAATGAGCTTGGGGGGTACACATGGATGTGTTACGCGCCGCACTGGAGTACGCGGGGGCTGGGATCGCGGCCCATTGGCTTCAGCCGAAATCAAAACTACCTATCGGACAGGGCTGGTCCACGCGACCAACCGCCAGCCTTCAGGAACTGCAAGACACATACCGAAAGGGTAATAACCTGGGGGTCCGCCCCGGCAAGTTCAGCAAGGTCGGTGACCGATATCTAGTGGTAATCGACCTTGATATTCGTATCGATAGCCACCGGGATATTGCCCTGGCCAAGCTTTCCGAGCTGTTCCCGTTTCACTCCGACTTACCGACTATTCAATCCGGTTCAGGAGGCCACAGCCGACACTTCTGGATCCTGCTTCCGGTACCGGTTAACTCGCAGATGCTGGCCCACTCTGACGTCGAGTACACCGGGGACGACGGGCACGTTCACTTTGCCTGGGAGATAGAGGCCTACGGGACAGGTAAGCAAACTGCGGTACCCCCGTCCATCCACCCCGCGTCCGGAAAAGAGTACATCTGGCTGGCAAACCGGCCCGAGTTTGACTTGGGGATCTGGCCTGAGGCCTGTCTAGTTGACACGCTGCCCTGTCTTGCCGTTGACGGCTGGGACGACATGTTCGAAGACTCTGGCAACGACTTCGACTTTGTCTATCACTTGAAGCAGCCGTTACCGATCAGCGACGAACAAGTCGCCCAGTGCCTTGACACATACCGGGCGGATGGTCTGCACTACAACGACTGGCTTCGGGTCGGCCAGGCTTTGCACCATCAGTACCGCGGAGACGACACCGGATTTCAGCTCTGGCTGAACTGGTCCGAACAGTCATCAAAACACGACGACTCACAAATGGCTTACCGCTGGGACAGTTTCGGGCGGTACCAAGGCGGCCACGGCCCCGTGACCATGTACTCGATCCTGAAGCTGGCCGGCATGGACCCAAAGGCCATACAACGGATCGAGTTGCTGCACAGGTTCATGGTCAAGATAAATGAAGTCTCTGATATGGGCGCTATGACCTCACTCCAAGGCGAAATCAGCAAGATACCATTTACCGAGCTCAACGAGGGGGAGCGATCCATTTTGGCTGGCGTGATGCGTACTCAGATGGCCGCGGTGTTGGGAAAGGGCGTCCAACCCCCAACCCGGGCCGAGATTAAAAAGCAGATCATGCCGACTAAAGCCGGCCTGGCCGACCAGGCGGCCGACATGGAGGTCCCCGGCTGGATGAAACCTTGGGTCTACGTGACCGCCGATGAGGTATTCTTCCATCGGGGCACCGGTGAACGGATCAGCGAACGGGCGTTTAACGCCCTGTACGACGCCGAAGCCGGAAAGTTATTTTCCTACAATGACACCGGCCTCCTGACTGCGGTACACGCCGCAGAAGCCGCGCTAAACATATTCCAGATCAAAAAGCCGTATCAGACCATGTACTGGCCGGGGCGGAAATCCGTGTTTACCGACGACGGCAAGCTCTACGCAAACAGTTACCGCGACACCGGCCCCAAGGCGGACCAGGACACCGGCAGCCGGCGCGGTGTTGAGCTAATGATGATCCACCTGCGAAACCTGTTCCCGAGCCAGAAGCACCGGGAGCTGGTGCTCGATTTCCTGGCGCACATCGTACAGCACCCCGGAAAGAAACTGCTTTACGCGATACTCATTAAGGGCGTCCAGGGGGACGGAAAAACCTGGATGCTGGAAATGCTTCAGTCCGTGCTCGGCCGGACGAACACCACTTTGATAAAAAGCGCCCATCTCCGCAAGGAGTTCAACGGCTACTGCGAGCATTCGATCCTGTGCGGGATCGAGGAAATAAAACAACACAACGCAGATGCCCTGGATGTCCTAAACAACATGAAGGACATGATCACAAACCGGACACTACCGGTAGAGCGTAAAGGCGTCGACATCAGCAAGATCAGAAATTTCGCGAACTTCTTCCTGACCACGAATTACTCCGACGCCCTGCCCATAACTAATGACGATAACCGATACGCAGTACTGTTCACCCGGTTCGCCACGTCGGATGATGTCGACGACTGGGCCTCCGACTGGGCTAAGAGCTCCGGGTACGAATTCTTTCCGGCGCTATATGACGAGGTTCAGAGTAACCCCTATCAGTTCCGAGAGTTCTTCGAACAGTACAAATTCAGTGACCAGTACGCCCCGAATCGTCGGGCGCCACATACCGGGTTCGCTCGGATCATGGAGGTGGCCTCGCGCTCCGAGGCCGAGATGTTGTTGCTGGATATCGTCGATAAAGGCCAAAACCCGGCGCTATCGCGAAAGTGTTTTGACTGGGGTAGGTTCAAAACCAAGCTTGACGCCCTAGACCCGGAAAACCGTATCCACGGGCGCTCAGTGTCAACCCTAATGGGTAAGCTCGGATTCTTCGTTGCGGACCCTGACCGGGTTTGCCACAACGGCGGCAAGTACCGGATATGGACATCTGACCGGTCGTTATTCGATGACCAAATGGCGCTAACTGCCGCGGGCCTGCAGACAATCAAAACCCTGCTAAGCCAGCAGGAGGCCCAGGATCGCGGCGGGTTTGAGGATAACGTTGAGTCCCTGAGATAGCCGAATGGGGGCACAAAACACCACATGGAGGGGCCTCGGGCCCCTTTTTGCTGCCCAGTTGAAATTTCACAGCGTGACGAATGTCACACCCGAAATTTCCGGATGTGGGGCCTAAAAATTCTGAAATTTCCGGGCAGTATGTTTTAGGGGTTTTCAAAATTTCAGAATTTTTGCGAAAAATCCGCCAGGCGGGCCAAAAATTCTGAAATCTCTTTACCGGGGGCGTAAACGTCGATTTTTGGGGGCTTGGCTCGCCTAGTTTACACCAGACGCCTAGTTTACACGCCTAGTTTAAAACAAAGTGGCCGTGCGTAACCCGATGTATCCAATACGCTTTTACCAACGCGCCTACTTTAGCCTAGTTTATCCAAGTCGCTACAGGAAAGGGTGAAAAAAAACCACACCCTGGTGATGATCGGGCTCACGTGAATTCATCACGCGTATAGGTAGGAACCCAGATAAAGTGGGAAGTAGGCGTGTTTTGCGGATAACGCGTGGGAAATCAGGACGTTACGCACGCCTAGTTTATGAATAACTAGGCGCGCATAAGTGGGCGTGTCGGAATAGACTAGACAACTCAACGACTTGCGTCGCGCCTAGTTTATTTTCACTCTTTCGGGGCGCAGTAGGCCACCACCTGGGTGATCGCCACCTGGCAGCTGTCTATCGTCGCCTCGTGGCTCGCAACCGTATTCAGCAACGCTCTGTAGGTTCCGCCACCCCACGGCTGGTACTCACACTCCTGAACCATGGCCTTGGGTACCCGGCACCCCATTTCCTGTCGAACCGGCTGCGGCACCGTTGGCATCGTGCAGGCTGACGTCAGGCACAAGCAGATCAAGACACTCCAAGCTTTTACGTTCGTTGTCATCACGGGCATTCTCCGTTTTCAGGTTACTAATGCGCTGCTGAGCTCTAGCGAGCTCACCTTCCCGGGCGGCCTTCGCCTGAGCCAGGTTTTGCAGCCGCAGGTCCATTTCGATCAATTTGGCTTCCGCAGCCACTTTGGCCGCAGCCACGGCGCGAAGCTGGTCAGACAAGATCCGGTTTTCCTTGACCGACGCCCTCAGGTCCCCTTGGGCACGGTCTAGCTTGGATTGCACTCGGTCGCCGCTAAACCACGCCAAGGTACCCAAAGCCATCACCACCAGGACAATGACGAGCTTCAGAACAGATATGAATTTATCTAAGGTATTCATCAAAAGGTCCTCCATGACCTGTGGGTGGCCCCACACGGACATTGTACTCTCGGCCCCGTCAAGGCACCATTCCCCGCTTGGAGAATGCCGTTTTGGCGTGATAGAATCGTTTTTGGCTGGGTACCCTTGGGTGACGTACTGACCGGGGCATTCCAGGGGCGCTGCGGGTCGGTATTACTGGCCAGAATCCAGCAATAATTTTTGCCTGTAGGGCCGCACGAGGTGAGCATGGACACGCCGAAGGTAAAACCCGAGACCAACCCGATCGCCAGATATTGGGCGAAGCCGTCAAGGCCGAATGCCGTCAAGGCGAAATGCTCGGAATGCATGGGGTGTACCCGGCAGGAAATAGTTCCGGGATTCCGCTCCATGATACGCGACTGCGCCAGCAAAAATTGCCCGCTGCACCCCTGGCGACCGTACCAGCAAAAAACCAGCAGACCGGCCACCCAAGACGGGGGCGAGCAGGAAATTAGCGACTTCACCTCGGAATTTGAGTGAGGGGGTACCCATGCCTGACATATGGGGTGTTTGGACTCTTTTTTGGGACGCGCCAGTTTTTGTGACGAAACACTACTGGTGGAACATGAGCTGGGGCCGCCGGCACCGGCTACAAAAAAAAATTAGCCACTCCGAAAACCGGGTTTATGAAAATTCCCAAATGGGGCCGGTACTTACCCAGAAAATACCCGGGTAGGCGGATATGGCGCACGCACACACCGCATATCTTGATCTAAATCAAGATTTAGAGGTTGTGCATGTAAATTTCAGAATGTTTGCCTCACCGCGGCTCTGCGCCCCCGCGGGTGGCCCGACCAGCTGGAAGGACCCGTGCTACGGGCGTGCTACATAGCCAAAATTTTGGCGTGAACCCGGCGCCCCCGCTGCAGCCAGCCAGCGACACCACAAAGCACAGCACAAGCGCATGGCATGGCAACCCATGGCCTAGCAGTGCAGAGCTCAGGCGGCCAGTATACGGGCCCAGGCACTGGCCAGAATATCGCCCGCAATAACACGGCCGCCAGGCATAGCACGCCCCCAGAATTTCAGAATTCCGGCCCCCAGAATTTCAGAATTCCGGCCCCCAGAATTCCGGCCCCCGGCCCCCGGGCGCAACACGCCCCCCAGAATTCCGGCCCCAGAATTCCAGGCAAAAGAAAACCGGCCCCAGGGGGCCGGCCTTGTTGTTTATTGAGTGATTGCTACGCGGCTAAGTGCGCCCCGAGCAGTTCCGCGATCTGTCTAACGCGGTCATCGACGACGATCAGGCCGGCATACTCTCGGGACTGTTCCTCGAGCAACCAGCGCTCGCCGGAGAGATCCCATTCGCGGCCGTTGTCGTCTACGTGACATGTATAGTCACGACGGGCAAGCAGGGCCCTAGTTCTGACGGTGACCATGATACACCTCCCATCACACCGAGAGCAGGAGCAGCAAGGCGGCAAAAGCGGCTATCGCGTTGCCAGTGGCTAGCCAATGGCCGATCTTGTCGTAGTCCCTCATCATGCACCCCACTCAATCCAGCTAAACCCTCACTATAAATATAGTGGGTATTTGGGAAAATACACAAGAAATTAACTGCTTTTGCCCAGCAAGGTGCGAAAAAAAACCGGCCCACAGGGGGCCGGCTTGTGTGAGTACGGGGCCGCTATAGTAAGCGCGCCTTTTCCAGTTGTGCCAGCACGATCCCGATCACCCATTTCCTCGTTGCGTTGCCCGCGATCCCGATATGATGGCGACAGCCAGAGACAGTGACCACAAAGCGCCGCTTTTCATCCTTTAAAACCTGATTTTCTGCACGCAACCGGGCGATCAAGGATTTTGCCCTTTCAAGGTCGGAAAGGGCCCTTTCTAGGTCGGTCATAATGCGCCCCCCGTTTCCTGGTTCCATTCCGGCTGGCTTTTCCATACGCCCCCCGGCCCCCGGTAGTCCGCGCAGATGAAGCGGGCGCCCGTCCATTGCTGGCCATGACGCGTTGCCCGCATAGCCAGCCAAAAATCGATCTCCGCTTGCGCTTGGCTGGCTAGCGGCTGATCACGGCGCACTGTCACCGGATATGTGATTTCCATCCGCTGGCCGTCGTGGTCGGCCGTGAAATTCAAAATTACTTCGATCCAATTCATGACGCCCCCTTATTTCGCATAACGCTTGCCGGCCATGAAATCCGCAAGCCGAACGGCTTGCGCCCGTGTTTTGCACCGTGCCCACAGCTCGCCATCATGCGACACGGCCGCGGCATACTCGCCAGCAGGTTGATCGGTTATCGTCCACAAACCGGCATTAAAGCGATCGTGCTGGTATAGCGTGCGGCCGTCCGTGGCATCAATACGCACTATGCAAGCCGTGAGCAGGCCGGGCCCCCCTGTGGATCGGTTGCTATGGACTAACAGGGCGATCGGTTTTATACCCGTCGAGCGGCCGATGTATCCGGTAACGTCGAATTCCTCCGGCCATGCCTTGCCTGTTTCCTGCTCGCCATACCATACCCGCACGCGGGTTTTATCGGCATATGCGCGGATCAGGGCGCTTTTAACTGGCTCGCTGGTTCCAGCATCAAAAAAGAAAACATTATCCATGATCACGCCCCCGGGAATGCGCGGTTATGCTCGACAATATCGCCGATGGACGACAGCCGAACGGCTTTTGTATCGTAGGAATAAAAAAGACTCGCTGCGTATGTGTCGCCCGCGTTTAGATACATGAAACGAGTGCGGCCTTTTTTATCCTTTAGATATTCGATGCCATGAAATTCTAGTTGCCAGTTAAGTGTATTAAAGATCACCCACGGCAGATCACGCGGCAATCGCGGCTTATGGTACAAAGTCGAGCAAAGGCGATCATACTCGGCCGTTGCCTCGACATTGATCCGGCCGTCGAGCAATCGCCGCGCCATGCGCAATTGATGCTCGCTATTCTTGCGCAGCTCTCGCAAGGTTTTAAGCGATGGAACCCGGGAAAATGCTTTCATTATTGCGCCCCCCTAACAAAAATAAGTGCCGACGATCACCGATTCGCCATCGCTCGACAGTTTAATGACCACTCCAGAAAACGCAGTGTCGTGCGCATAGCCGTGCCATCCGGCCTCGAATAATTCGCCCCCTTTCTCCAGCACAAGGAATTGATCGGTATCGTATAGCCGGCCCTTATACCTGAAAAAACCAGCATTAAAAGATCCGTCGTCAACTTGATCCCAAGGGATATAATCGAATTCCTTGCGCTCGCTGTCTGACAGTTCAAAAGCATCAAATAACGGCCGTGAGTGATTATTTGTTTTGATTTCCATTATTGGGCCCTCCAATCGGCCGGGATATCGTAGCAATGTTCGACGCCCTGATCGTTTTCATCGCCGGGTTCGTCGTCCAGATTGCCGGCGCCCGGAATGCAAGGTGAACAGGCCGGATAATATCCGATCACGGGCGATTCCACGACGAACACAATAGTTGCGCCCCCCAGTGACGATACCCGCACGGTAACGCCCATATAAACGAATTCGCCCTCCGGTTCGTCCACGATGAAATCCGGCAAATCATCCTGCCAGCCAGAACGGCCATGCTCCGCCAGCCATTCATCCCTCAATTCGGGATCTATATCGTCGGGATTACCGTCCAGCCGGCGGATCTCCGCGTTTTGATGCTCAGAAAAAAAACGATCATATTCTGCGGCATATGCCAAATCCCACAAATCCGCGGCGATATCGCCATCAATAGACGATATGGCAATCACACCGAAGGATATACCGGTTTCGGGATTGTAGTTAACACGCTTAGTTTGCCAGAACATACTATTTGCCCCCTTTCATCAGCGGGTAAAAAGCTTCGCCTTGATAGTCATAAGATCGGATTTTGCTTTCATCGATCTTATATCCCAGTTTTTCGAGCGCATAAATTGCGGCCTCATGGGCGCCGGAATAGCCAACCTGCTCCCGACGGGATCCTGATTCTACTATCTTAGCCAGCCTGTCGTGCCGGCCGCCTTGCCCTATGTACAGCTCCGCGATATAATGCGCCGTGCCGTTGCCGTACATATCGCGGCCATGATCGTAGCAGTCAACCCGGATAAGCATTTCATCGCCGGCCGCCTTTTCACGCTCGAATATTTCCAGCGCCTCATAATACGGCAAGCCAGCCTTAATATTTTTTGGGATATAATTAGACACGGTATTTAGCCCTCAGATTGTTTTTAATGCGCCCGATCGCCCAATAAACGCCCGCGAAATCCGCCAGGGCAACGGCCCCCAGAGCAACGGCCCATGGCGTATCGCCGGCGAATGTCAACCATATAGCATAACAGCCGGCGGCCATTCCGGCGGCCGTGGTGGCCATCATTAAAGCCTTGTGTAAGGCAATATCGGTGTGATCCATCATTCGCCCCCTTTATACTCAATCATCAAGTAATCCGGAATTTCGGCGGACACAAAGCACGGCCGGCCATAGAATGACTGTTTCCGGATTTTCCATCCGTCTGAATGACGGCCCCCATCTTTCAAGTAATACCCGCCTCCCATTGACCATTTTTCCCGGTGTTCGTCCATGGCCGCGACTAAGGGCCCGATCTCCGGATGGCGCGTGGCCGCCTTGCGCATTTCTGGAAACAGATCCCTAGTGTGCCGGGAAAATCCCAGTAGCACAGTCCGGCTTGTTACGTGTCCATAGTAGTCTGACTGTGAGTCTGATCTATCATGCTCGAAATCCGCCACTATGGCCGCCTTTGCCCATGGGGGCGCAATCGCTGCCACGGCCGTTTGCTGGCTGATCTCGAGCGCCCGCTTTGCCTGTCTATCGGCCTTTGCCTTTTCCTGCTCTGCCAGTCGGTATGATGCCTCTTTTGCCTCTTTTGCCGCCACGAATTCAGCCGCGGCCTGTTCCATGGCTGCTAGGCCATCGGTGCCGAAATCAATGGATTTGGCATAGTCCGCGATCTCCGGTTTCAGGTAGCGGCCCCCCGTGGCGATCAAGGCCTTGATATGATGCGCAAAGCCTATGCACTGATCCGGAGCTAAATCCAGGCGGCATCGATACATGTTCCCATCGGACATCCTGACGGAAACCTCTGTTTTTGCGCAGCCGCGGCTTTGCGCCATGGCCACGTCAAAGGTTCGCCGCTCGAATTCCTCAAAGTCAAAAACTGATCGCCCCCCGTCGAACAGATCCGGCGATTCGCTGAAATGCACGACGACGGAAACCGGCCGCGGCCGTGGCGGCTCCGGCCGCCGAAATTGCAATACTGTACCCATGGTTAACGCCCCCCTTGGTTGCTGGCGGCATAGTTCGCCGCGTTAAAAAAACGCTCAATGTAATCCGCTGGCAATTTAGCGCCGGCTGCGGTAACGGCCGCCAGCCAGCCAGCCACACAACGGCGCCCGGCTGCGTCGAGGCGGCCGGATTTCAGAAAAGACAGTTTTTTAGCCATGGAAACGGCCCCCTTTCGCCAGATGCGCGGCCCTTTCCGCAGACGCCAGCCGGCGGATCCCTTTCTGTGAGCCACGGCGAGCCGGATGTTGCCCCGCTGTGCTTGTAACGGCGGCCAGCAGGATCAGCAGCACAAGGGCCGCCAGGGCAAAGATCAGCATTACGCTAGACATGCCGGCGCCCCCCGGATACCGGATAGACAGTGGCCAGCCGCTGGCCTCCGGCGATCGCGTCTTCAATGCCGGCGATCGCGTCTTCTACAAGGGTTTCCTCCGTCCATGATCTGGATTGAACCAGCAGCGCCCGCATATCAGACAGCACAACGGCCGCCGGCCGCTGGCTATGCAAGGCGCGATCGATGCATTCCCCAGTAGCGATTGCCGCCTTTGCGTCATGACACAAAGCGCCCTCCGGCCCCGTCCAGCCACGAACCGAATCAGCCGCAAAATTCCGCCACTGGCAACGGCTAACCGGATGCGGCCGATCGTCCATTGTGCTAGCTAAGAAAGCCGCCAGCATTCCGCAAAACATCAAGCCACCGATCAACGCCAGCGGCCATATATCCATCAGGTGAACCTTAGCCATGCAAACGCCAGTGACCATATCCATAACGCCCCCTCGATAACCACTAAAAAAAGCCTACATGTAAAGCGTAGCCAAGGGCCCCACTATATCAAGCAAAACGTCGAAAAAACACTAAAAACACGCCCCTTTTTTCACACTTCTATATAGGCGCCTCGAGCTGCAGCCAGGGCAACGGCCAAAAATCAGAAAACATTCCCAGAAAACATTCTCAGAAAACATTCCCAGAAAACGTTTTCTGAAAACGGCGCACGCTTGATGGGCGCACGATTTTCATAACCTGGCCCCCTACCCCCTGGCTTCGGCTCCTGGCTTCGGCTCCTGGCCACCAGGGCTGGCGCACGCCCGGCTATTTACCTGGGGGCGGCTTGCTTACCTCGCTACTTCGATAGGTTTTCGTAGCGGGAAATCCAACGGCCGCCGGCAGGCACCGACCCTAGGGCCGCTTACCTCGGAACCCTGCCAGGTTCAAAATTTTTCCGACCAGACTCGGAATTGACCTAGGTCAAATACTCAATCGTTACATCGTCAACCCGTCAGATTTCACACTTACAATTGGGCAAAAAATGTTGCATGATTCTACGCAACGTGTAATCTCGAATCGTCAACACAGGGAATGGTAGGACATTATGGCTATCCTCGTTACCTCGCAGACCCACCAGGTTTCAGATACAGCAGCCCTCCGGCATCCGGTACCCGAGGCCACAACCGCAGTCGCCGAACACCCTTCGTACCTGATGGCCAGTCCCGCACTTGGGAGCTTTGTACTCGCCGGCGCGGGCTTCCTACAGTTCGCCGTGGCCTTCGCCTTGGTGGGCATCACCTTACGCTCCTGGCACCAGCTGGACGGGTCCCGCCAATCGTGGCTACCCCACAACCGTCTTGTGACGACGATTCTGTTAGCGGGTATTGGTACCCTGCTGCAGGTAGCCGGGCTTCTGGTGTTGGTGTTATCGTCAAAAGGGCTTGGGTAAACATGAACGCGAGACACGGAGGTCGACTTGACATACAAACCGGACTACTTCGCCAGGGCCCCGAAGTGGGCAACGCTGGCACTAGCCCCCAAGGCGAACGGGGATCGGACTGGAACAGAGCCTATCGTGTACGCCATGTGTACTCGGGCCGGCGCCTGGGTCAGCCCAGAAGGCCCGGCGTACAACCCTGCGGATTGGGTGGTGGTGGCTTTTCGGCTCCCATCGATTTTTTCAACGGATCATGGTCCGAAAAACACCCCGGAGGTTCCTGGCGAATTTCAGGACGAATCGGTCAACGACATCTGGTGCCCGTTGTTGTGGGCCTGCCTGCTGTACTCGAATATCTGGTTGATTGCGTACGGAGCCCTGACCGGAGAAAAGTTGTTTTACTGGTTAGGCGTGCCACTAGCCGCGGTGTCCGCCTCTGGGTTGGTCAAATACTTGATTAGCGTTATCCGCGGCGAGAGATAGCCAAGCGCAGCGATTTTCCCAACGGATTGCCCCTGCGAAAAGGGGCCGGAGGTTCCACGACACGGAACACACAACTGGGATGGCACTCCGCCACACGGCAGCTGAAACCCAAGGGACGACGCCAGCAGGCCACTGGCTAAATGGATTCCCCGAAAAGCTGCAGACGGGGCGTTGGTTTAAGGAGTGCCATCCCAGTTGTGGTAATCGGAAAGCGGCTTGCATCCGCGGTCTTGCCCTCGGGGGTTCCGTCAGACCCTAGCGTGCTAGGTAACGACCGAAGGCACCACAACACCGACCACAGGAGGGAGCATGGCTTTATTTCTTGTGGTGATCGCATGGCTCACAGGGCTGGGAGCCGTGATTGACGACACCGGGGCCGGCACGATAGCCGGTCAGCCGACAAAGGGTGCGGGCGCACTCAAGCCGGCGCACGATTCCAGGTCGTGAAGTTCCAGCCCTCAGTAATCCGAGTGATTTTCCCAACGGTTTGCCCCTTCGTAAAGGGGCCGGAGGTTCCGTGATCCACATTATTCTACGATTGCCTGACGGCTGTTTGCCGATAACCAAGCTGGCGATGAACTATTACCGGATAAACGTCGCAGAGGACATAGCCGACGAATTCCGGGGTTACGCAAAGGAAATATTTGGTAAAGACCTCGTTGTTGAAGCCTCTGACAAATCCGATGGGCCAGACCACCTGTTATCGTTACTTGTGGGTGGTGGGAAGGAATTGCTTGAACGTAAAGATGAGTACTCCGCTTTCGCCGAGTCGATAAGGCTGTATCTGGAAACGGCTATGAACAAATTAAGGGGGTCCGTACATTGAGCAAAGTGTTTGGCATATTTGAACCACTCGGCATAGATGGCCGCCCAAATGGTACTGCCATCGTAAGCCGGGATTACACCACTGTTCCGCGTATATGGGCAAACGGCCTAAAGGACGTACCCGAGGGCGTTTACCTAGCCCGGGTATGCCAGCGTAAGCCGGCGCCTTTACTGAAAAGCGTTATGTCGATATATCGGGTCGTGGTGTGGGATGGCGCTAAGCCAGTAATTACTCGTATGGATAATTGACCACACCTAAGGGGGGTAAGTCCATGGACCCGACATTCACTGTTTGTCACCACATCAAGCGCTGCATTTCCGCCGAGTGGAATTGGCCTGAGGCTGGATTGCTGGGCCCATTCACCACAACTGCAACATACCGGTGCCTGTCATGCGGGAAACTAATGGTGGAAAACCATTCGGGTTGGTGGACCAAGGAATCCTTAACCCACCTAGAAGTAGCGAAACTGGACCCACAGTGAGGCCGCGAAATGGACGTAAAGCACGCCCGCGGTGAGTACCGCATTCTCAGCGCATCTCATGATGCCGTGCAAAAAACGCTGAACCAGTGGCAGCACATGTACGATCTGTCGGTACTAAGCTGCTGCCACAATGGCGGAATAACCACAATGACTGTTTACCGGAAGCCAATAGGTAAGGACACAGCATGACCTCCGAACAAAAATACCCAAATATCGATCGGGAATTCGAACACCACGAATTTAAAGACCTGGTAGCCGAGTTGACCGAGGCACGCAAGGATGTCGCCCGAATTGACTATCTCGAGCGGCAGTTCCAGGTGAATCGTGACTTTTTCGAGGGCGAGGCCCCTGCTACGGTACGTGAGGCCTTCGACATTGAAATGGCTAAAGAGGCTTCCGAAAATGGCTGACACCACCACGATAATTCCGGAGCGCTGGACCAGCCGGAAGTTTGTTGCCGCTATGGGGTGGGAGGCGGTTTTTGTCGCCCTACTATGGGTGGGCAAACTACCGGTCGAAGCGTTCATCACCCTAACGTTTCTAGCCCTTGGCGGGTACTTTATGGGCAACCTGGCGCAGAGCTACATCGCCAATATGACCGGAGGGCAACCCAAGTGAACCCTGGGCGAAATTAGCATACCCCCGGAGCCAGCATGTCCTACCCAGCCAGTCAAAAAGCCCTAGTGCGTGAGGTCCAGGCGTATCCCAAAGGCCCCGGAAGTGAAGCCGGGGCTATCGCTTGGCTGGACAAGCACACCCCACTATGGCGTACCGGGCCGGCACCCGGCACCCGTGACGCCGGAGAAGTTTTTGATGACGAGCAGCTATCCAACTTATCGGAGTTCTTATGAATAAAGTAACCCACATGCTGAAGATCCTCCCGAGGTACTTTGAAGCGGTACTGTCCGGGGATAAAACCTTTGAGATCCGAGACAACTCGGACCGAGAATTCCAGACGGGGGACTTGGTAGTCCTGCGCGAAATGGACATCACAAAAAGCGTATTCCAGTTCACGGGGCGCTCCGTAGAGAAACAGATCACGTACGTCACCAATTTTGCCCAGAAAGAGAACTACGTGGTGTTCGGCATGGCGGACCCGGAGGCTTGGGAGACGTTCAAGCTTTATAACCGGCGCGACGTGGCCGCGGAGCCCCAAGAAGACAAGCTGGCTATGGCCCAGGCGCTACGACGAGCTATTGACGAACTGAAAGCCAGCCGGGGCCTGTACACCGGTACCGAGGGTGATCCGGATCGGTTGGCCCAGATAGACGCAGACATTGAAGTACTCGCTAAATTGCTCGATTAGCCTGAGGTGTGGCCATGACATCAAAATTGATCGGGATCAATATTGCGTACGTCCTGTTCATGACCGTAGCCGCATTTGTGGCCCTGCTTGCCGCGCTGGCGTTCGGGGTCCTGTGGAAAGCCGACGGGGTACGTCACAGCTTCTCCTTGTTCGGCAAGTACGCCAGGGTCATGACGCTGTACCGTAATTTCTTGTGCGAAAAAACCCGCAGCGAAATAGTGAAATTTTAGTGTTTTAACGCCAATATGCCTTGCAATCCTCCTGCTATCTACTAGGCTTAGGTTGTACGACAGGGGAGTTACGTCATGGGCATGTTGGGCAACTCGGATTTTTGGTCATACTCTCGGCGCCACGGGTTCTGCACCGGGCCAGAGACCATCGCTGATACCCGCCCTAACGCCACTGTATCCGGGCACTGGATCCCAGAGCTGGCGAAACACTCCGCATTTGTACACCGATTCCCCGACCAGCTCGCCAAGCTGAACCGTTACTGGCTGGCGTTTCAGGCCGGGGTTCCCCCAGAAAGCCGAGCTGCTCATAATTTAATCGACACGCCGGCCCACCTGGTAGAGTTTTTGTGACCGGGATCACGCATTTGGGCCCCGCCGACCGGTACCTTAGGTCAGGCCCAAGTGACAACGCATGGATTGCGGGGGTCCCTCACGGATATGGGGATAGGCACATGGAGCACACAGCGGATGACCTTGACCGCGCCGCCAATCTTTCGGCTGAGCGCATCGCTATAGAAATTTTCCACATCAGACAACGGGCTAACGAGGCAGAGGCAGAGCAAACTGGCCGCTGTCTCTATTGCGGGGCCCCCCTGCTCGGGCGCCGCTGGTGTGACGCCGGTTGTCGGGACTACTGGCAAGCTGAGAAGGACATGGCTAAGCGCCAAGGTCACCCGGACCGGGAGGACTACGACTCATGACCGAGTACCAAGTCCACGGTGACGGGTCCTTGGTAGCCCGGGACCACCATCATCAGAGCCTCACGATCTGTCCACATGCGATAGAGCGCTGGAAAGCCCGATTCAACAGTGATCTTGCCGCCCTGGCGTACCGGGCCCTTACTGCCGGACGGCTCCGGCAGCGTGAGGCGAAACGTGACCCGTGGGTTAGCGGCCAGGTGGAAAAAGCAGGTCGGACGCGGCACTTACGCAAGCACGGCAGCGCCCTGTTCGTCCTGGAAGGCGACATCGTGGTTACTGTCCTCAACGCCCAGCATCGGGAGCGGCAACGTAAATGACCGACGTCATGGACGACGACGACGAATTTCCGGAATACGACCAGGAAACATTAGACGCAGTCTTCGACGTGATGATGACGGCAGAATCGATGGGCCCGGATCAGGCCATGTCATTTTTGCAGTGCCTTCTCACGTCAGCAGCGGCTACGCTGGCCTGCGCCTGTGCGTATGACCCAGATACGCTAGATGACATCGCTGACGCGGTAATCGAGTGCCTGTCCGAACCGGGTAGCGAGTCTGAAACCGAGACCATAGAGCCGCAGTACCTTGCCGAGGATGAGCCGAAATTCAGCCCCGAGGTGGTGGCGGGCATCGACAACGCAGACTTTTTTATCGAGGGCAACGACACATGTCACTGAGAGACGCCCTTGCTAACCCGGGCTTTTGCGAATGGGCGCGCCGTCAAGTCCACGGGGTGTCCATCTTCAAAGGTCCTGACGGAGTGCTATCCGACCCATACCAATTGGTTGACCGGATGACGTTACCGGATGCTGAGTACCTGGCCAGGTTTTGCCGGCGTAGCTACGCAACCGACCAGGGTCTGATACCGAACGCCAACGCCGCATTAGCGGCACGGGCGGAAATGGCCGCCAGGCTTACTCGAATGTGGGCCGCATATCAAGCCGGCACATATGGGCGATTGGAGTACCTAACCGAGGTAATCCACGAGCTCGAAGTGGAACTAACAAATCCTTTATCAGAATTTATCTGAGGGCAATACCTATGGATCGATACCTATCAGTCCCGGAAGACCTTGTTTACACACTGCGGGGAACGGTACAAGAGCGCCTGGACCAGATCCAGCACACCCGCCGCGTCGAGGGTTCGCACCACGACCATCACGAGGAACGGACCCTTCAGGGCATCGTGATCGTGCTGAACAATATTATGGCCACCCGGCCGATGACAAAGGACCAAGGACCAAAGTAACCCGCCCCGGAGGCTATGGGGCCCATACGACTTTTACCTGACGCCAAGGAGGCACGCATGAAACGACCATACCAGGGGGTATCAACGGAAGATATCCAAAAGCGTATCGAGAGCGTCCGCAAGAGCCTCCCGTATGCCGAGGGCCAAGACTACTACACCGAGAAACAGGACTTGTGCGACATGGAGGTCGAGTTAGTCGTACGACAGGCAGTACCTCTAGAATCACTAACCCGGGGGCCCCATGTCTGATACTCGCATATCCTGGCACACATACCAACGGTACCATGGCTGCAAGAGCCTGGACGAGATAGTTAAGCTCTCCTATCACTCCCGCCGCCGCTGGAGCCTACGAGGACACCGGCAGCCCATCCAAGCACCTAGTTCACTAGCCGAGCTCGCGATTTGGCGGGCTCCATACTGAGGTACGCATATGGACATGCAAAAACTGTACAACCTCGCCCTGTACGACCACGATCGGAACCCTGTGATCGCGTATGGTGCGCCCGGATCGGGTAAAACGAAACTGGCCATGGAAGCTGGCCTCAAATGGATTTTGCACGACAAGCGAAAAAAGCTGGTCTTATGTAACCCGGCAAAACCGTACGGGGATGAGGAAATAGGGGCGCTGCCCGGGGACCTGAACTCGAAAATGGCCCCCTGGATGGAGCCATTCTATCAGTACCTGGAGGAAGAACTTGGGCGGTCCAGGCTGCAGGAATACCTCGATACCGGCCGGATCGTGGTTCAGCCGCTGTGCATGGTCCAGGGGCGAAACCATGACAACTCATTTCTCGTGCTGGATGAGGCGCAAAATGCCTGCTTCATGCAGCTGGTTATGTTCCTGACCAGAGCCACGGATGCGTCCAAAGTAGTGATCTGCGGGGACGTCAACCAAGTGGCCCCCGGATTCCTCCACTCCGGGCTGAATGAACTGATCCTGTTTGCCGCGCATACCGAGTTTTTCGTCCACACGATCAAGTTCACGTCAGACCACGTGAAGCGCGGCAAACGCTGCCAGAAGCTGGTGCAGGCTCTCGAGGAATGGCAGGCGCTGGGCGGCCTGGATGGGTACCTAAGGCTGAAGGCCGAAAAGAACGGGTGCGCCCAGGACGGTCCCGAGTGGGCGTCAAACCCGGACACAGACTGGGATTGAGTCCCGCCCGAGGGGGAACAGGCCATGTTGATGTACAAATACCGCATCCGAGCCAGTATGCAGATCTACGGTCACGACGACACCCTGGCGGGAATTGTCCACAGCAGGTACCCACTTACCGAGCGGGACCTGCGGGACCACGCCATCCGGGAAGCTCCGCCAGGCTACGTGGCCTTCGGGACCCTAGACTGGACCGGCCCAATGAATGAAGAAGAACCGCACAACGAGGACGACGAAAAATGGATAACCACCGTGGCGAGCTGGACCTCGTCGAAACTATTGTATCCGACACACTGACCGAAGAAGGGCTGGCCAGCTATCAGCACTACTTGAAAACCCTGCGGGAGTTCCACGGGATCGCAACCCGCGAAGGTAAGCAACAGCAAGCGGGGTTTTTACTGGCGATTGCCCGATTTGGGATTGACGTGCAGTTTGGCGTCGTCCCGGAGGCCAAGTGACCTGGATCAACATAGAGCCACTTGGCTCATAGTTGGGGTTGCGCGCCTCTTGACCATAGTCAGATGGGCAGCGTAATCTGGATTGAAGAAATGAAAAAGGCCCCCCAATTGGGAGGCCTTTCTAGGCCAAGGTGGATTGCCGTCCCTCTTGGCCAGGTAGCGGAACCGTGCGGGGAACAGCTACAAAGTCCAGTTTCAGTCTATATAAGCACCGCGTAGGCTGCAACAAAATTCCATCCCTCGCTCAGTTTCGGCACATACCGAGGCTAAACCCGGCATCGTCGGGCCGCATAGCCTCGTACCCGAGCGAGGAACCGGGACATGGAATGCCGCTGTGCGCCGCATGGGCGCGATCAATTTATTGACCGGTTACCCCGCCGGCCGTACTGCACCGATGACCCCGCTAGCGGGTTGGACATTCGGCCAAAACACACGGCGCTACGGTACCGGCACATCCAGCCAAACCCACCCGCCCATGTGTCCTGCCTGGTTTTCGATATCGATCGGGATAACGGGTATTACGCCTGGAAAGATACCGGGCTACCCGAGCCGCATTGGGCGTCTGTCAATCGCAAAAATGGCCATGCGCACATCGGGTACCTGCTCGCCACGCCGGTTGTCCGCACCAATGCCGCCCGGCTGGCGCCGCTACGGTACCTAGCGGCCATTGAGTGGGTCTTGAAGCGTAGGCTTGGCGCAGACATGGGGTACGTTGGCCTCATATCAAAGAATCCCGTCCACGACGATTGGCTAACCGTATGGGCCCCCCTAGACCCGTACACTCTGGATTACCTGGCCGAGTTCTGTCCGGACTGCGAGCTGGCCGAATATGCGCAAAGGCCGAAACGCGAACACGCCGGGCTCGGGCGAAACGTTGAGCTGTTCGACAGCGTCCGGGGATGGGCATATACCGCCGTCAGAGCGTACTGGAGACCAGACGGGTATGGAGCTTGGGCAGACGCTGTGCTTGATGCCTGCCGACAGGCTAACGCCTATGGCGCCGACGTAGGGGGGCCGTTACCCGTTAACGAGGTGCGGGCCACGGCCAAGAGCATTGCGAAATGGGTCTGGCACAGGTTCACGCCGGCCGGGTTTAGCGAGGTACAAGCTAAGCGGGGGGCTAAGGGCGGTAGGGTGTCGAAACGGCCAACCCGCAGCGGAAAGACTATGGGCGAGCTGCTGCCTGAGGTCCACCGGCTCAAGGCTTCCGGCAGCAGCACCCAGGACATAGCCGATCAGCTCAACATCAGCACCGGATCCGTCAAGCGGTACCTGCGGCAGCCTAGCGATCAAGTGGATCAATAAGCCATATCAGATAACAGCGCCCGAAGGGCGTGGCTTTTTATTTTAGGCCTTGTCTTAGAGAGGGGATCTGGCGAGGTGGGGAACTCCCGAACCCGGAGGGCTGTCCATCAGGCCCCGGCCTGTGGGCAGGGGAGTTGTCCACGGAGCGGGCTCTAGCTTTTGAGGTTTGCTATTCGCAGCTGGGCTTGCTTGATCTCGAACATTGTGTACCGATGGGTCCGCAGTGCAAACATACGCCGGGGCGGTTTTACCTCACGCCCCCGCAGTATCCCGGTTTCGCACCAGTACACCAGCTCCGATTCCCTTATCCCGATAACCGAGGCCGTATCCCTGGCGCTAAACTGCATCCGCACGTCCAGCATCAGCGTTTCCGCATCGAAGGTTCCGGCGGTCAGCTGCCCTAAAGCGTACGCCGCCAGGTCCTCTGCGGACTCCCCGTAGGTTGCCACTGAGAACTTAGTCACTTGCTTCCCGTCGAAAACGACGGCCCACTGGTTGACCGAGTTCAGGTAGATGTGGTTACACGCCTCTTTAGACATAGAAAAAAAACCCCTTATATATACGTCTTACCGCCGAAAACCGCGCATTATTCCTTGCCAGGATGCCTCAATTGGCTATACTGATACACAGGAACCACATAACACCGGAAGGCGACCATGATTGCAAGTCTTACCGAGGCCCAATTGCTTAGCTTACCCTGGGAAGTTACGGAAGTTTCCGCCACGGGGATTCGAAATCCGCACTACTGGTACAACTTCGGGGCTACCGGAAAATTCCATCTTGTGGCGAATTGCTACGGTATCCCCCTGCTGATAGTTGTCCATTGGGGGGCTAAGTCAAACCTGGTAACGCGAGACCCAATGGACAACTATCGGCTAATCGTCGATTGGTTTTGGGTAAAGGTATCGGGGTTTCAGATCGTATCCCATACGGGTACGCCGGAAGCGCTGTCCTGCGTTCCGGTTGTTATCGACAGGATATTGACGGAAAAAGTCGATTGGGAGCCTCGGGTACGGGAGTTCATAGCGTCACGTAAAGCGTAGCGGTGGGCCCGCGGCTGGGCCGGTAGAGCATCAGAGGGTTATTCACGGAGCACTTACTAGAGGGGGCGGCTAGTGGGTACGCAAATTGATATCTCGAAGATACCTAACGGATGGACACTTTTTCACCTGGGTAGCCAGGTTGATCCAGGACCAGTAAGCGGCCGCAGTTGGCTAGTTGAGCTGCGAAAAAAAGACAGCAACGCCTTTGTGCAGGCAACGTCAGAGAACCCGTCAGCCGCTCTTGATATGTGCCTAGCTCAGATCGAGCTCGCCCAGTGACGTAGGCGGCCCGTGGATAACACAGATGATTGTTAGGTGGAAAAACGAGATGGCAATTGATGGAAGTTTTATGAAATTTATAGAGCGTCGAAAAACGACGGCATCATATAAGTTCGAAGAACTTTCGCTCTCTTGCGAAATCCACAAGCAGGAGATCGCTGAGCTCAAATCCATCATTGCCGAGTGCCGCCCCGAGGTGCTGTCCGCGCAGTTTCGGGCACAGGATGAGGCTGAGCGAACTGGAGAGGATCAGGACTACGTCGTCATCCTGCAGCAGCTGCTGGAACGCATCGACGCAGCACTGGCCAATTGATAGGGGAAAAAAGACGATGGGTTATACATTCAAAATTGGCAATGCCGTCCCTGAGTTCAGCAAGGGGAATGGCGGTCAAGTTGAAACGCAAAGGAGTGGATGAGCGCCACATAGGCGAGATCCTGGGGATGACCAGTCTCAAAGCCATCAAGGTGTTGTATTAGGCTGATCCGGTGAGAATCAGCGACCTGATAAAACAGGCGCTTTGAGAGGAAAGGCTATGCGCGACTTGGTTGATAACTGCCCTGAGGCCGATTTTGATTGCGGAGAGGGCAAGCCAAAGGCGGAAGCTCGTGGCGGTGATGTGTACGTTGGTAACAACATGGTCATGAGATTCGATGTCATGTCGGATGACTACGCATTCACGCACGCCAGAGAATACGCGGATCGTTGGAATCAGAACGCAGCCAATCAGGCTGTTACCGAGTGAGAGGGAAAACCGATGATCGTGACGATAGTTTGTAACTCCGATGTGGACGCCACGGAGCCAGAACAGCACCTATTAGGCTTTGACATCGCATCCGGTGTCCCGAAGTTCGGTGACGACGGTTACTACGCCATGTCCTTCTGTGACCGGCGTGAGCGGGCAGACTTGGAGGCGGCGCTGAGGAATCTTAGCCGGCAGGGTTACCCGGTGCGGCTACGCACCCTGGATGGCCGGGTAGGGACCCCGTCTGAGTTTGGAATCCTCTCGGAAGATACCGGCCATTCGGTAGTGGCGACGAATGAGGTGCCAGCAGATTCGCTAGTAAGCGCAATCGAGTCGCCAAAGGGTTCCGAGGTTGTCCAAAGCCTACTGCAGCCTAGAGTTGACCGATTCGAGAAGGCCATTCTGGTGCGCGGGGATGTATACTCCGAATTCGAGTTCATGGCGGAACTGCACAACACATACGGTGCTGCGAACTCCCCCGGAAGCGCCGAGGATATTATCCGGCACGTATTATCCGCCGTGGCCGACGGCAGCCGCAGACCGGGGTCTTGGGAGCGGGAGATCCTGAGGATGCTTGGCCTCGTCGCGGATTGCGATGAGCATCAGACGTACCGGTCAAAATACGGTAAGCCCGACAGCAACTGAACAGAGGTGGGTATATGTTTGGCAATTTCGAAATCGAAACCGAAGCGGACTCCGCAGAAAACCGCGCACGCCGCGCCCAGCAGGACGAGGCAAAAAGGCAGTTCCTCATTGGCCTAGAGCAGCTAACCCGGCGGACAGGCATTGTGATCGGAGGCTGCGGGTGCTGCGGAAGCCCGTACCTGAGGCCCCTTGAGGACGAGGAACGCGGAGACGAGGCCGGGTACACCATGCCAGGTAACTATGCCTTAGAAGACCTCGAGGTAATGTGGGTTAGCCAGGCGGACACGCGTGAGTGGGATAGACATAAATCCAAAATAGTTAAGCCGGTGAGCCCAAGTTAAGGGGAAAATCATGCCGAATACAGAGCAAAAATCCATGCCAGATGAGCACGTAGAAGAACACCGCTGTGTTTTGTGCGGCGGGCCAAACGACATGGGCGAGTTATGCGCAACATGCGCAGAGGGCAATGACCCATTCGGTACTGACCTGGAAGCGGCTGGCGGCTGGATGGTTCAAGACGGAAGGTAAAGTTAAGACGGCGCATCGTCGGGAATTGGCTGATTTGTCAACCGGCCATCGTCGTGGATCTGTGATTTTGTCAACTGGAGGTGAACCATGCTTGAAAAATTGTATAGCAAGCTGACCAAGTCCGAATCGTTGGACTGGCTCAAACGCAACGATCCAGAGTACGACTGGGAGAGCCAAGGGTGTTCTGCATCAGAGTTGCGTGAAGTCATTGGCGACAACCTGCAGTCATTCGGAGTAGAGGCACAGTCACCAGGCCTGCGGGTACGATTTCCACGCCGCGGCTGCTATCAGAACTGTTAAGGGGAAAAGGAGAGGATCATGGGTGTTGTTGCCAATATCAAGCACGACAGCTTCCCGAAACAGGGAAGCCGTTTGGGGAAACGGGTTAATGTGGTGTTCCACTATGACACCGATCATGTCGTTCAGGGGGAGTGTGTGAGGGACGACGCTGACGAACCAGGGGAGACGATTTTCCGCCTGGACGATGGCCGCTATGTGCGGGCCACTGAGTGCCAGTACACCTTGGCCTAACTGTTAAAGGGAAAATTATGCAACTGACAGCAGAGGGCCAGGTTGCTGTGGTGACCTAGAGAAAATCCAGGAATGCCTGTACCAGTGCCGCCGCTAGTACGTCTCGCACACGAACCGCTCTGTACTGCGTCGGTCTACTAGGCCTATGCAGTTATTGAGCCGGATACGACAGTCGCGGCCTCCAGCGTACATCCACCGGTCAAACTCGGCGCACGACCCCGACCGGTCGTATGCGTTGGCCTTGCGGAGCATCGTAGACGTTCGGAACTTCCGGGCTCCGATGTTGAACACAAAGCTGGCGTACGCGGCCCGCTGCCCATCAGTCATCGGCGCAGTTACCAGGGAGTCTACTGCACGTAGCGCTATGCCAAGGTCTTGGCTAAGCAATAAGGCGCATTCAGCGTCTGATAGTCGCATACCAAGCTTAACCCCGCCTGTATGGCCCGTGCAGATTGTTGGTATCCCTATAGGGTCTAGATACGCCTCGTTGACAGTGCCCTCGTACGCCGGCACAAACACCAACAGCATGGATAGGGCCCCGCCGGCGGCGACTGCGGCAATGGACCGTTTTAACGCGGCGCTCATGGCTCATCGTCGGGCTGCACCGACCCACTCTGCACCGACCCACTCCGCCACATGCGCCAGTACTTGAATAGCAGGTACCCAATCTGCAGGCAAATGTACACCAGGGTTGCGATCTTGATTAGATCGTCAAGCGGCATACCAGCCCACATTGCGCCGGATACTACCACTGGCGGCGTCGCCTTTCCGGCCTCGGCAAAAAGCTCAGTTCTCATATGCAATTCCTTTTGCATAGGTGTTCCGTCCCTTCAGTGGGCCATCGGCCTATTGGTTACTCCAAGTAAACCGGGGACACCCGGCCATTGTATACCAATATCGTCATATGGACCCGGTAGCTGATGAAATTATGACCAAGTCGCCGGCCAGGTCCTGGGCTGTTGCCGTTACCGAAGCCGCGATAGTGGCCGAGCCGGCGAGTTCGCGGTCCATGGTTACGTTGGCTGTTGCCGTTACCGAAGCCGTGACGGACGCTTGGGCTAGGATACCCGTGCTAAGCGTCCCCACGCTGTTGGCCTCCACGCTCGCGGAGGCCGGGGTCTCGTCGACAAGATACAGCGTGGCGGATGCGCTAGCTGTTGATCGCATCGGGTCAGCGGCGAGTTCATCCTCGAACAGCATAAACCCGCTGCTGGAGCCCGTAACGTACGCGGTACCGGCCAGTGAAATTTCGGTACGCAAACTGGCCTTGAGCACCTTGGCCGTAACGGTCCGGCTAGCCTTGAGGCTGATCGTAGTGGATAGCGTTCCGGCAGCAGAAGCTGAAGCCCGGAGGTCAACCAGGTTTTCATCGGTCCCGTATACCGTACCGAATACGGCGGGGGTGACGTGAACGGAAGCCATAAGGGCCGAGGTTTCCACGTACGCCTGGGCGATCTGGTAACTCTCGAGCAGGTCACGCTCCGCGGTGATCTTGATGTTGAGCGCCACGGCTCGGTTCATCACGTTATCTGGTATCGTGACACTTGAGCCGGCAATATCTGTCGCGATGTAGGCGTCACGAACCCACCCACTTGGGTACAGCACGTCTACCCGGCAGGTTGTCGTAACGCCCAGCTCAGATGCCGTCCCGGCGTCCTCCCACGACATCGCCTGGTTAATCTCGGTAAGCCGATTACGCGTGGCCCAGGAAATCTCGACGATCGGACTAACGCTCCCCTGAGGCCATAGGACCCCGTTAACCCGCAGCCCAGCCGGCCGATACGGCAGCGCTTGCCGGGCGTCGACGTCGTAGGATAGTACCGGGGCGTCGTCGAAGGGCAATTGCCCTAATGCGGTATTGGTGAGCATTTTGTATTTGGCGGTTTCTCCGGCGACACGTGCCGTCTGGTCGCGGGCGGGCTGGTTTGCCGTGCCGAATATCCATATCGGCGTTCCTGCTGGCCAAGACTGCGGGACGGTATCAAACAGCCCTCGCAGTATGGTATGCCCGCCGGAATCGTACTGCAGAACCTGGCATAACTCAGCTGGCGGCTGGCAGGCGGTACAGGTCAAACGGTCCAACGGCAAAGCCCAGGCGGGCAGGCCGGACGCGGCTAGGCTTTCGGCCGCCTGTTCAGGCCGTATCTTGGCGCCGCCCTGTAAGTACTCCCCGTCGACCAACTCTATGGACAACACGGGGTCCCGGGTTAGCGCTACCGCATAGATGGTGACCGATGAAAATCCGGTATTGAGCGTCTCCCAGGATAGACCGAAATCGGATGTGAGCACGACCGCGCCGGCACCTGATGAAACCAGTACATGGTCCCCACTGCGGCATATGGCGGCGCCATACACACTGTTGACTCCGGGTATGGTGGCGGACACCGTCCAGGTGGCGCCAAAATCCGTTGACCGGCTACAGCTTGAGCCGGATAGCGCTAAGGCAAAACTTCCATCACTAGATATCAGGGTCTTGCTAATGCTGCTGGTGCCGAAAGGCGTGTCCGCGGATAGTTGCCAAGTACTCCCCCCGTTGCTTGACGTGTAGATCTTGCCATTACCGCGCCCCATTAGCAGGTACTGGCCGTCACCGCTAGCCGAAAGGGACTTGACCGGAGAGGTGTCTCCGATCTGAACAGCGCTGCCCCATGTTGCGCCACCATCGGTTGAGATGGCCACCCGGCCATCGTTAGACCCCAGCACCGCAATGGCGCCGTCGTCAGATATGGCAACTGAGGTTATGTTTACGCCCCCGAATGGGTTAGACACCAATGACCCCCAGGTGCTGCCTTGGTCCGTCGACCGGGCTAGCTTCGTCGACCCAGCGGCTATCGCGAACGCGCCGCCCGAGTCCATGGCCACCAACTGTACCGCTGTGGTGCCGAATGGCGTAGTGGGCAGAGTCCAGTCCACTCCGCCGTTGCTGGACACGCCTATTTTGCCGTTGTACGCCACCGCGATTATTAGCGACCCGTCAAGGGTCACTGTTGCGGCGTACACTGCGGTTGTTAGGCCCGTAGTTTTCTGGGGGCCCCACGTAGCCCCTAGGTCGTCAGACCTGATGGCTTTGCCCCCGCCGCTGATCACTATCAGGCTGGCGTTTATCGCGGATAGCGCCGCGTCGAGACGGGGTGCGGAACCGGCGTATTCGCTTAGGTACGGGGCAAGGCAGTGCATCGGCCAGGTTGCGTCTGCAGCCAAGTAGTGCCCGTAGATGTCAATGGCTGACACAGGTACCGTGAACCCGCCGGGATCCTGGGCAACCGGACCGGTAGCCTCGAGTACCTCAGCCAGGTACCGCCCGTCGGTAAGCGTTGTTCCCCCACCGATAACAAGCAGGTCTCCCGCCAGGACGGTGCGTACGCCAACGACAGCGCCTACGGTAAGCGTGCTGGCTGACTCTACGGATAAACCGGCCCCAAGCAGGGCGTATAGGCTGGGCGAGAAGTTTCCCAGGGAAAAGTACCCCGGGGTGCCAAACTCGTCCGCCCCCTCTACGGCGAGCTCGTACCCAGAGCAACTAGCCTGGTCGGTCGCGCCGGCGAGTATCACATACTCGTTTTCTGGGGCCAAGGCGGCGGCAACGTCCTCACCCTTCCATGCGGCAAGCAAGACGAACGGGGCGCTGAGCACCAAGGTGTACCCCATCGGTAAGGGGGCCTCATCACCGCTGCGCCACAGGCTCTGCTGGGGTATGAAATAGCTACCCATGCAGGATGAGTAAACGTCCTCAAGCAAAGTTAGCTGCACCGGCATGGCCGACGGCTTTCCGTAGGATACTTCGCCGACACGCATGACCACGTCGGTGAAGCCCAGGTCAGGGCGGGAAAATTTGACTACGTCACCCGGCATAAGGTACGCAAACTGGCGTTTTGCCTTAACGTTCGCGCCAAGTAGTGGTGTGACTGAGGTTTTCAGCTCACGCATGGCAACTCGGGCGGCTAGCGCCGGATTCCGGATCCCGGGGAACTCTTTAGGGCTGCTCACGATGGCACCCTGGGCAGATATGTTGGCGTTATCGTGGACCGATATGGTCTCGGTTTCTTCGTTGTCCGGATTTGTCCAGGATAATACAATCTCGTTCACGACCTCCGCCGTGCTCCGCCGTTGGATATTGTCCACAGAGCAATTGGATAAATTCAGCTCGGGTAAGTTATCGATGTCATAGTCGTTGCGCAGTAGTTTTAGTCGCAACTTTCCTGTCAACGGGTTTGGGCTAAGGGTTGCCGCGATATGATTGAGCACCCCGTTGATGAAATCCTCAATAGTCGCCTGCTGCACCCACATTATGGACATGCCGAAGGACTCGGAAAAAAGCGTATCCGCAGCCGCCTTAAACGAGTCGAGGTCCAGCTTGGCTGCCGGCAGTTGCATCCCCCAATCGGTATGCGTCAGGCATTCATGAATTATGTGCGCCGGGTTGGCGTCGAGGCCCCCTATTTGGGATTTTGACCGGTACCACTGGCGGGGTATGCGCCTCACAGTAACCCAGATGTCTTTTAGATACGGGCTATTTGTGGACCAGTAAAAACCGCGCTCATCACGCAATTCTAACGCTCTAGCAATGGCGTTCTGAAAAAAACCCATTAGTCACCTCAGATTTACCCTTGGGAGAACGACGTTATTCCCCACATCTCGACTGTTTCCCACAGGTTGAATCCGGCTACGTCCGTAACCAGGTCTTGGC